ATTTCGACCGACATGGACAAGCCGGGCCAGGAGGCTGCTGAGGCCATTGCCTCGCGTCTTGGTCGACATAGGTGCTTCCGGGTATCTCTGCCACTTAAGGACGCGAACGAATGCTTGGTAGACGGCCGTCCGCAGGATTTCATGGATGCTGCGATTGCGGGGGCGTCAAATCTGGACCCCGAAGGGCTCCGTAAGGCCGCTCACTACACCGACGCGGTGATCCGGCTGTTCTGGCCAACGCAGGGCGAGCACGTCGGCTATTCATGCCCCTACGGCAAGTTGGACGACAAGCTCATGTTCCGCCCCGGCGAGGTCACTCTGTGGACCGGGGCTAGCGGAGCGGGAAAGTCACAAATCCTGTCGGACTGCTCGGTTGATTGGATTGCGCAGGGATCTAGGATTTGTCTCTCCAGCCTCGAGATGAAGCCGGCGCAGACTCTCAAGCGCATGGTGAAGCAGGCCGGCAACCTTGACCGGCCCAGCGAGCAATTTATCGAGCGCATTTTGTCCTTCATCGACCAAGGACTGCTGATCTACGACCGAGTGGGGAAGGCTGGCGTAGAAGGCCTTATTGCTGTTTTCGACTATGCCCGCGCCAAGTACGGCTGCGACCAGTTCATCATCGACAGCCTGATGCGTCTTGGCATCGCCGGGGACGACTATTCTGGGCAGGAAAAGGTCATGTTCGCGATCGTGGACTGGGCCATCAAAAACAACGTCCACGTCCACATGGTAGCGCACGCTCGAAAGGGAGAGCGCGGTGTTGGCGCCCCGGAAACAGAGGACATCAAGGGCGCAATGGAGATCGGCGCCAACGCCTTCAACATCATTTCGGTTTGGCGCAATCGCCGGCACGAGGAAGACTTGAAGGTCGCGGTCGAAGGTTCCGCGGAGTGGCGCGACCTGATCGAAAAGCCGGGCGTCTTGCTCAACGTCGCGAAGCAGCGCAACGGGGATTTCGAGGGCAAGGTTGGGCTTTGGTTTGACCAGGCCAGCTATCGCTACGCCAGCTCGCATGATCGCGGCATTTGGAATGCGCGTCGGTACGATATCGAGCCACAGCGAGACGCAGCATGACCCTCATACACAAGCAGAAGGCAACGGAAGGGAAGGGGAGCGATGTACGGCTGGTTTGATTTCAGCGGCGGTAGCAACGCTGGCATTTTCGGCATCGGCATCTATGGCGGTCGTATTGGCCGCAAGGACTGGTGGCGAGAATGCCTGGTTAAGCCCGTCTGGCGGGTAGGGCATGCGGCCCACAACGCCAAATGGAAGGTGCTGCACAGACTCCATCCGGCGCATAGATATCACATGGTCGATACCGGACTGACGCCGGCCTACTACGACGTTGATACCCTGATGCTCAACGCCTGTTTTACGCTGCTTTGTCGCTATGTGGAACGCGAGATGGGAGGCGCGGAAGAGATCGAGAAATTCAACCGGGAGCTAACGCAGTCTCCCGACCCGAATGCTCCTGATGGTTGGGAAAACGGCCAAGTCGATCGTCAGGCTGAATCCGTCAAGCTGTACCGCTGGTGGAAAACCGAGCGCCATGCTGATCAAAAGCGTTGCGACGAAATGCTTACCAAACTCTACGGTCGAGCACGAGAGACGGTCAAGATTAATGGCGTCTGGACGTCACGGGTGGTGACGCCGTGGAGCGAAGAAGACGAGGCGTTGGAGCCAGTTTTCCGCGCCCTGGAAAAGAAGATCGACGACGACGAACAGCAGATGCTTCATCGCCTCATCGACATTCGCCGGTCGCTTTGGACCTAGCCTCCATTCCACAGAAACAGAAGGGGACGCGATAGATGCTGACGCCGTTTAAGCGCTTTGAACCTTCGCAGGGCTGGCAGTTCATTTTGGACTACGACATCTCAGCCGATGGCTACCGGCTCTTTGTCAAATACGGTGCTGACTTTGCGCTGCCGATGGCCTTCACGGATCCCATGGCGGTCGGTGCGTTCCCGCCCCCGCGCGAACCGTTCATTGCAAGCGCTTCGCGCCAGCGTCGAGACGATAACCTGCCGGACCCGAATGGCCAAGACTTCCTACGCGCCGCTCTAAACGCTGCATGGGAACTTGGTATGAGGCCCGACGGCTTTGACGACACACGCGAAAGCATGAAGGCGACCGCTGCGCACCTCGAAGATATGCGCGCCATCGCCTTTCACAAGGTCGGAGCGCCGGTTCCGCAGAATGGGACGAGATGAGCACGGCTGGCGACGGCTCATTCGAGCGAGACGAAGACAGCTCCGGCGACTACCGCATTTACAGCGCCGATGCCGGCAAATGCTGGCGCGCCATGATCGATGCCGCTCTCGCCTCCAATGAACCACAAGCGGGATAGGGCGAGATGGGGCGCGAGCGCATAAAGCGGCAAAAGCAGCGGCTATTCATCGAGCAGGACGGTCGCTGCTATTACTGTGGGTGCGAGATGGTCATGCCGGAGGGCCACACCAAGCGTCAGCCCGCGAACCTAGCGACGCTCGAACATTTGGACGACCGGTTCTCGCCACTTCGAGGCAAGATGTTCGGTCAGCGTCGCCACGTCTTGGCCTGCGTCACCTGCAACGGCCAACGGGGGCGCGCTCGCGAAATCGAAGTCGGCATTGAAGTGCTGCGCGAGCGATCTCGTCACGCAGCCTAACACCGACTATCACACTAAGGGGCATACATCTTGGGAAAACGCGGACCCAAACCACAATCCGGGAAGAGGCAGCCGAAGACCGGTCGCCTCTCTCAGGCTCTAGAATTTGAAAAAGCTCGCGTGAAAGCCAAAGGCGACCGTGAGCAGTGGAACACTATGTCGACCGCGTTGATGGCGAGAAACCGAATGTACGGCCTCCCGTTCCACGCTGAGAAGCAGGCTGGCCAGAAGCCGAGGCCAACGGCGCACGATCAGAACGCCGGCTCACTTGTCGGCCGCATGGTCATGCAGGGGGAGCTTTCCAGATCCCAGGGTGATGCGGCGTTCCGGTATTGCGAGGATGTCGACAATTACCGCAAGGCGATTTCGGCTCCGAAAATACCAGGGGCGGTGAACCTTAATGCGGTTCGTGGCGCTTCGGCTGATAATGCGGATCATGAGGCTTTCGTTCGTCGGGCCACCCTTCGCTATTTAGGGGATCGCGAGAGGGGAATTACCGGATCACGAGGCGCTGTATCGGCCTGTCAATGCGAGCCATCCAATCGCGGCTCAAACCTATTCGCAGCGCTCGACTATATGGTCCTGCGCGACGAGTATTTTAAGCACATGATGGGCGATCTGAGGATTGGTCTCAATGCCTTGGTCAAGTTTTATCGGTTCGTGGACGAGAGCGAGGCGGCATGAGCGAATTCGCCCCAGTTTGGCGTCCGCCTGTTCAACAGCCGGGCGTAAACAAAAGACGTATGGTCGCAGAAATCGAGCAGTTACGGCAGGAATGCTTCGCACTCGCGGCGACACAATGCGAGGAACCGACCGTCGGCGAACACGGGACGTTAGTCTGCCTCCGTGTCAGATCGGAGCGCCACAAGACGCTTAGCGACGCCGAGAATGTGGCCCGCGGCTATGCCAAGTTGGCGAAAGAATGCGAGGCTGCGGCCACGCCTCAAATGGCGGTCTACCACAGAATCTATCAGGACATCGCGAACGCTATCGCAGACGATATCATTGCGCTTGATGCTGACGTCAAGTCAGGAGGCTAGCCGATATGTTTTGATAGAAAATATAAGCAAAATCATGATGTTGATAGCGACGTCAACCTGAACGAAATCGAAGAAATTGGAGGACGCAGTTGAGTAAGGCCGGAAACAGAATGATCGAAGCTGCCAAAGAGGCCGTTGGGATAGCGCGTGGAGAAATCCCCGCCGCTCGGGTCACGATGCAGGGCTTCCATTACGTGCCGGTGGATGACGTCGACGTGCTGGGCGCCATCCGAAAAGTTCAACGCTACCTGCGCGACGCGTACATCTCAGACAGTTGTCGCGATCATCCAGTGATGGGCTGCATGTCGTGCGAAGCGATCGAGATCGAGCGGCAACTAGAAAAGCTGACTCTCGATATAGACGTCGACGGTAAGACCGCAGGCGACGACAAATTGCCACCAGGTAAGGTCGTAAAAGGGGCCAGAGCCCGAGCTGGGCTATCGCAAGCCGAGTTGGCCGAGCGAGTTGAGGCTCACTGGATTACGATCAGCAAGCTCGAACGCGGCGAAATGGAATTGTCCCCAAAGTGGATTGGTATGCTCGCACCTCATCTGGGCGGCGCAAAGTTCGTGATTGATTGCCGCGACGCCATATTCCGCGAACTGCTCATCATTACACACTGACGAAAGGCAACCGTCACTATGCTCACTGGTCCTCGCGTCTCGAAATTTACCGAGGGGTGGGCGCTCCCCATCATGTCGTGGGGCGTCGCGCACTATTTTAAGCGAGATGGCTTGGGCCCGGCGATAGCGCTCTGCAGTGGTAAGTCGATACGCGCTGGCGGCCTTTTCGAAGCCGGTCTGCGGCCCAGATGCAAGAATTGCGAAAAACGCTTACGGATTGCTGAAAGAGGTTTACACTAATCTCGTTATAGGCTAATCACCGGCCAGTAAACGAGAATAAGGTGTCAATAATGGCAAACCGTATAGCGGAAATCAGAAAGATGCGAGGAATTAGCCAGCGGCAGTTGGCCGAGCGTCTAGGGACGCACCTAGTCAGCGTGTCGAGGATGGAGAGGGGAATTACGTCGATGAGCGTTGAACGACTTGGCGAAGTAGCGAAGGCACTTTCGGTGCGCCCTTCCGATTTGCTGGATGAGAAAGCCGGCACTCCCTCTTCGAATGACGGAGTCGGCGCCCCGCGTCCAATCCTGATGTACGCTGGCCTGAAGTGGGTTCTCGCCGACGAACACAACGCATCGCGGCCGATGGTGGAAATCGATCTTGGCGACGGCCAGATCGTGACGCGCGAGGCGAGCGACGAGGATATGCTAGACGCGCGGCAACCCCATGAACGGTTGCGCGAGGCTCGCGGTAAAAGCGGCTTCCGTACGGCGCGCGATGCCTCCAACTACATCGGCATAAGCTATGGCGTCTACGCAGCGCATGAGAACGGTACGCGTCCGCTAAAGGCGTCTATCGCTGCAAGGTACGCAGAGATTTTTCGCGTTAGCGCTGCGTGGATTATGTTCGGAGAATCTGGCGGTCACTGAGCCATTTCGACCGCTTGATAGTAGGCACGTCGCTCCTACTCGGGAAAATGCGACCAGCCGGGAGGTGTTTGCTGCCGCCTCCTGGCTACAAATTCAGCGCGGTTCCAAGGGATCGGGAGTTCTCGGTCGCGAGGTAACGTTGCAACGCCGCGCCGGGAGCCTGAGTTGGATATGGGGCCTTTCGCGTCCTGTATCCAACTCAGAAATATACATGTCGGCGGAACGTGCATAGAAAACGGGAAGATTTCGACAAGTGACCACGACGCTGCACGACCAGATCAATGACATCCTCGGGCTTCCTGATTGGACGCAGGAGCGCCTTTCTCATGAGTTAACTGTTTCGCAGTCAACGGTTCACCGCTGGACGCAGGGTGCCGAGCCCAGAGGAAATTATCGGGATGACATTCGGGCATTGTGGGGCCGATTGTTCGGCACTGTCCTGTCGCCTAGCCCAATCTGGAAGGAAGTCCTCCACAAAGCTCTAGCCGCCAGCAGTTGGAATATGAAGACTGCTTCACTAGCCGCAGGCCTTAATGAGACATACCTACGCGACGTATTGGAACGAGGCCGCGTACCAAGCATAGAGGGCTACCTAGCACTGGCTCGCGTTCTTCACGTCGACGTCATTTTCAGAACAGACGCAGATCGCGCAGGATTCGCTCGGCCAAAATGAGCCGTCAGAGCCTACTGGTGTTGGCCTGCTACCGACAAGCTTCCGCTGCGACGAGCGCCGCTGCTGCGCGATATTGGCGTGATGAGCCGGGCGGCAATCTGGATAGCCGCGTGACCTATTGGCAGAAAATGCAAGCGCAAGGAGCAGCCGCAGCTCGTCTGGTTTTGTGGCGCGCGTTGTGGCCGGAATCGACTGGTCGCGACGGAAGAGTGCGAGCGCGGTTTACCGTGACGCAACCCTAAAGTTGCCTATTGACGCTTCCGGCCAAATCACCATACAACGAGTTTCCAGTATCGGACGTGTGTCCGTAGAGGCCGCCAAGCGCGGCCTTTTTGATTCCGAGGTCAACGGTTATGAACAGCGACAGCTATTATCGCGGGACGCCTTCCCGCGCGCGGTCTGTAAAACCGTTGGCTATGAAATCCGCGGGCGGTGCCGAGAGGTTCGACTCCTCGGCGTCCCACCAATTCATTCGATTGCCGTTAGCGCTCCTCAACATCTGAGCGCTGGTAGCCCAACGGTAGAGGCAGCGGCTTCAAAACCCGCATAGTGTCAGTTCAAGTCTGGCCAAGCGCACCATTTAGGCTCTCTAGCCCAATTGGTAGAGGCGCTGGTCTTAGAAACCAGGCGGTCGGAGTTCGAATCTCCGGAGAGCCACCAAATTAAGCAGGACCGAAAATGTCATCGTCATCTAGTAGCTCCGGATGGGTGGCAGAGCGGTCATTGCAGCGGTTTGCTAAGCCGTAGGGTGTAACAGCCCCGCGAGTTCGAATCTCGCCCCATCCGCCAAGTTCGGAAGGTTGGGCGAGTGGTTGTATGCCAACGGTCCCGAAAACCGTCAGGCCCGTGATGAGCGTGGTCCGTGGGTTCGAATCCCACACCTTCCGCCGAATTCCCCGCGAGGCGATTTGTTCGACCTCTACACCATTGCAATTTGCTCTGCAGTGATCGGCTTCATTGCCGGTCGTTTTATATCCGTCCGAAAGGAATCCATCATGGCCAATAGCGCTGACAAGCTCACCGCGGCTTTCGATAAAGTGTCCGCTGCGCTCAAAGCAGAGCAGGCGAAGAACGCGGACCTCACTGCGCAGATCGCGGCCGTGGACCCGACTGCTACCGCTGATCTCGCCGCAGATGAATCTGCAATCGCCAACGTTGTATCGCAGGCCGATGCTCTCGTGCCCGATCCGGTGAGCTAACCGCTATCCAAATTGCCAAGCCTGCCCAACCCGCTTCGGCGGGGTTTTGTTTGTCCGAGAGGATAGCTGATGCGCACGCCGATTTCGCAGAGGGTCTCGACGATCCCTGCCGGGACCGAATGGATTCCGGTAGCGGCATCTCAATCGGCAACAGCGTTGAGCGCAACTGGTGCCGCAGGCGATATTCTGCTGCGCGTTGTTTGCGTTGTGGCAACTGCGGCAACCGCTCAGGTTCAGATTCAGGACGGCGCGAGCGGCACGCCTCGCACCATCCTGCCAAACTCACCAGGCGGCGGCATCGGCACCTATTCCGTCGAACTCGGCGTCCAGTCTTCTGCTGGCGGCTGGTACGTCATCACTGCGGCCGGCGTCTCGATCATCGCCATCGGTCAGTTCAGCTAACTCCATCCATTCAGTTTATGCGCTCGCGGGGCTGACCCACTGCCGCCGAGAACTCGCACGTCTGTTCGGGTCGTGAAAGGAGCGCAAGCTCATGGCCAATCTGAACGTCATCACAGAAAGTCAGTTTACTCCGGGGCGCGCCCTTCAGGACGGCTCCAAGCTCAACAATATCTTCAACCGCATCAACAAGGCCTTCGGTTCGGCCACTGGTGGTCCCGCTACCACAGCGTCATGGCCGATTGGCAGCACGGCTGATGGCCTCACAGCCACGCCAAGCGGCAACCAGTCGACGGCGCTCGCTCTCACCGCACAGATCAACCGTATTTCTACTGTTGGGACGGCGGCCGACAGCGTGAAGCTTGTTCCTGCCTCTCCCGGCATTTGGCAGGTCGTCATCAACGATGCGGCCTCCAATTCCATGCAGGTCTATGGGTCCGGTACGGACACCATCAATGATGTCGCGACGGCCACGGGCGTTGCGCAGGCCGCCGGCAAGACGGCCACTTACTACTGCTCCGTCGCGGGCAAGTGGTACCGCAATCTGTCGGCGTAATCCGCAGCAACCCCTCACACACCTTCGAAAGGATACCCAACCAAAATGGCTGGTCTTATCACCAATGGTCTTCCTCAGATGGCGCAGCCGACCGGCGCCGAACAGACGTATTTTGACACCAATCTGTCTCAGGGCTCGGCGCCGCAGGACGCGATGTCGTCCCTGTCGGAACTCGCCATCATCCTGCGCCAGCAAGGCTCGAGCATCGACAAAACGACGGTTGCCGGCACTCGCTATTACCGCTCGGTCGTTATCGGCAGCCAGAAGACGCTCACCGGCATTTCGGTACTGGTCGGTGGCACTGGTGGTACTGATAACTGGATTGTGGAACTCCACGATGTCAACGGCAACCTGGTTGCGACCTCGACGACTTCCGGTACCGCAGCTGGCACCGCCAATAACTGGCAGCAGATCGCCTTCACTGCGACCTATACCGCGGTTCCGGGCACCTACTACGTCGCCGTCCAGTCCAACGGTACTACGGCCAAGTTCGCAGTGCTCGATAGCCCGGTGTCCTCGCTGACGGCGGGGTCTGCCACCGGCACATTCGGCACTGGCGCTGCCATTACGCCGCCCACGACCTATACGGTCAATCTGGGGCCGATGGCTCTCCCGTACTGATCGGGCATCACAACATAGACCTGCAAGAGGCCTCCTTCGGGAGGCTTTTTGCTTTCTGAGGGGCGTTGAATGGGTAAAAGCACGACAACGTCGAACAACTGGCTCAAGCTCGTCTTCAACGCCACCGCAATTGCGAACATCGCGGACAACGCTGCGAGTTCGCCCAACACCCAACTCTTCGTCGCCCTTCACACCGCCGATCCGACGGCAAGCGGCAACCAGTCGAGCAACGAGGTCACGTACACCGGCTACGCCCGCGTTGCCGTCAATCGGACAACAGGCGGATGGACGGCCTCCTCTGCGGCATCTACATCGCCCGTAGCGGCCATTACCTTCCCCGCTGGGACTGGCGGCTCGGGCACGGCGACATTTGCCTCCGTGGGCATGCTGACGAGCGGTGCTGGTATCATTCTCTACAGCGGGCCAATTACGCCCAACATAATCACCGGAAACGGGATCACTCCCCAGCTTACCACAAGCTCAACCATCACGGAGTCCTGACAATGGGTTCGGATGATGACGGTTCGTCGGTTGTGGTTGAGGCGGTTGCGTCAATGACCGCGCATGGTGAGCAGGGGACTTCGTCTGCCGCTGCTGATCTCAACGCCAAGATACAGGCCGCAATGGTCGCGGCAATTGTTGATGCGCAGGCTCGCGGCGTCACCGACGTTGAGGAGATGCGCGCTGTCCAGTTGGCGGCTCGTGACAAGGTGTTGGCCGAATAAATGGCGGGCCCTCTTTTCTTTGATCGCGTGCAGGAAAATTCGACCACCACCGGGACCGGCACATACACGCTTTCCGGTGCTACGACTGGCTATCAGGCTTGGTCGGTCGTCGGTAACGCAAACACCGCCTACTATATGGCGACGGACGGCATTGGCTGGGAAGTCGGGTTAGGCACCTACACGCTCAGCGGCACGACGCTAGCCCGCACGACGATCCTTTCGAGTTCGAATGCAAATGCAGCGGTAAGCTGGGCTGCTGGTACGCGAACAATTTCGCAAGTCGATCCGGCGTCATGGCTCAGCGGACTCGCGACGCTTTCGTCTCCAGCCCTCACCGGCTCGCCGACGGCGCCGACGCAAACGGCCAACGACAACAGTACCAAGCTCGCGACGACCGCCTATGTAGATTCAAAGGCCTCCGGCCAACCAATCCCATCGAGCACCACGTTCGCGATTGGCACGTTTATGTTGCTTGGCGTGGGTGCAAGTTCAGTCAACGCCGGTTCAACTATAGCCGGATCAAATCTTAGAATGTACCAGAATAACTCAGGTACGCTGATAATGACTGCTAACGCAGTGACTGGAACGTGGATGAATCTGTCATCCGTTAATCTCGGAACGTCGAGCCCGAACGGCGGCTACTTCGTGAGGACGGTATGAAGCTTCTCTCCGTCCTTTCTGCGTCCGAGACCACTACCGAGTGTCTTGAGCTAAACGTCGCCTACCTTGATGACGCCGGAGCATCTCAAACCGTGCCATATGGATGGGCGCCGGGTGATCCGCATGGACTCGGACCGCAAATTGACGAGTGGATGGCGGCGGATCATCCCGGTTTAGTGGTGTCCAAATATCAGGCGAGCCTTCCAACCGCTGAGCAGAACGAGGCCGAGAAGGCCGAACTACTGAAGTCGGTGGCTGCTGGAGTCCAACGTCTACGTGAACTAGGCGTCGATCTTTAGGACATTATAGATGCCCAGCTTCGGCCCGATATCGTCGGCGCCGATAAGCGCGCTTCCATCCACAGGAACGGTCATCGTTACAAGCGTCCTCGCCGCTAGCGGGGCAAGTGCACTCAGCGCAGTTGGCGCGTCTACTGCGACGAGCACGCTGGCGTCTGCTGGTGTTGGCGCAGGTTCGTTCGTCGGGATCGGACTCGGCATTGGAACGCTTACGGCGGCTGGTTCTGGCGTCGCCTCGTGGGTTGGTACGGGTATCAATTTTGCGACGTGGTCTGCCGCTGGCGCAGGCTCGCTAGCAGCGGTCGGCCGCAGTACAGCGGCAACGATTTGGGCGGCGAGTGGGGCAGGGACTCTCGCTGGCGTAGGGGCTGCCACCGCCGCAACCATCTGGTCATCGGTTGGCGCAGGAGCGCTCGCTGCAGTTGGTGCAGGAACCAGCGCAGCGACATTCGTTTCGTCTGGCGCGTCAGCGTTTGCAGCATTTGGTGCTTCAACGGCTGCGTCGCTCTGGCGCGCGATCGGCGCGGCGGTTGTTTCGTGGTTTTCAGTACCACCGACACCGGCGAGCCGATCGGTCACTGTCCCCTTCGTCAGCCGAGTGCTCGACGGCGACGCGTACGACAGAAACCAGGATGTCCCTGACGTATCTCGGGTTCTCGAACTCGTTGGCGTTTCACGCTCCGATGATGCCGCACTGCGCCCCCATCGCTCGGTTGAGCCGGACTTGATCTCTCGCGTGATTGTGCTGACCCAACTCCCTCGCGACCCGTCTGCCTAAAGGAATAGCCCAATGGCACTGAACTGGCCCCAAGAGACGGTCGGCGAGCTGCTAGACTACTCGATCAATTGGGCAAAGGCGCTCACTACGGACACGATCACCGCCTCGTCGTGGACAATCTCCGACCCGAGCCTCGTTGAGGATCACGCAACGTTCGCGCCCAGCGCCACGACCATCTGGCTTACTGGCGGCACGCCCAACAACACCTACACCGTCACCAACACAATCATGACGGCAGGCGGCCGCACCTTCGTTCAGGCTGTACTGATCAAGGTGGTGAGCGCATCGTGAGCGACCGCAAGTGCGAATATTTTTCTATCGCCTTCGATGCCGTACTTGCGACCTACGCAGACGGTAGGCAGGGCTGGCTGCAAGCTAGCGGTCTGCGCAAGCGCCTACAGCGCGGCGCGCCCAAAGGGACTTGGCGTTACGACCGCAAAGAGCGTTGCTGGTTCCGAACCGATGGAGCCAAAGCATGACGGTTCCCATCGTCCTCGGCGCTCTCGTCATCATCGCTTTCGCAGCGCTCACAATCTACCTCGCAAGGATAGACTGAACGGTATGGGCGTCCTCCCTAACAGCAAGCACGAGCGTTTCGCCCAAGCCATAGCAAAAGGCGAGACTGCGGACGCAGCGTATGTGAGCGCCGGCTACAAAGCGAACCGCGGCAATGCAGCTACGCTTAAAGCAAATCAAAGCGTTTTAGACCGCATCACAGAGATCCAATCGAAGGCAGCAGCAAAAGCGGTTTTGACCATTGATGACATTGCCCGCCAGCTCGACGAAGACCGACTCTTTGCCAAGGAATGCGGCTCTGCCTCGGCCGCTGTGGCGGCCACCATGGGCAAGGCAAAAGTGCTCGGGCTCATCGTCGATCGCAGTGAGTTGAGCGGCAATCTCGACATTACCTCGCACGAGGCCGCGCTAGATGAGCTTGACGGCTAGAGAGAAGGGAATCCGACGCCGATTGCGCGACGATTTCCCCCACTACGCCGTCAAGTGCCTGAAGATCAGACCGAAAGACCCGCGCGGCGGTCCGCAGCCTTTTGTTCTCAACCATGCGCAGGAGTATTTGCATCAGCGCTTTGAGGCTCAGCGCGAGCGAACTGGCAAGGTGCGCGCTCTTGTTCTTAAAGGGCGCCAGCAGGGTATCTCCACCTACATCGGTGGAAGGTTCTATCACCGCGTCACGCACACCAAGGGCGTTCGTTGCTTCATCCTCACGCATGAGCAGGACGCTACCGATAATCTGTTTGGCATGGTCGATCGATACCATGAGCATTGCCCGGATTTAGTTAAGCCAAGCACTGGGGCTTCGAACGCGAAGGAATTGTATTTCGATAAGCTGGAGAGCGGCTACGCGGTCGGCACCGCTGGCACAAAGGCCGTAGGCCGGTCGCAAACAATTCAGTTATTCCACGGCTCCGAAGTCGCCTTCTGGCCTAATGCTGCGACGCATTTTGCTGGGGTAGTACAGGCGATCCCTGATCTTCCTGGCACTGAGATCGTGCTGGAAAGCACGGCTAACGGGGTTGGCGGCGAATTTCATGAGCGCTGGCAGCAGGCTGAAGCCGGCATCGGCGATTACGAAGCGATCTTCATACCTTGGTTCTGGTCGGCGGAATACGCAAGGGAAGTCCCTGCCGGCTTCGTCCTCGACGATGAGGAGCGTGAATACGCCGCCCTTCATGGGCTCACCCTCGAACAAATGGCGTGGCGTCGCAACAAGATTGCGGAACTGAAAGACCCGCTACTGTTCAGGCAGGAATACCCGGCTACCGCTGCCGAAGCATTCCAAATGACCGGCCATGATAGCTTCATCAAGCCGGAACTGGTCCTCAAGGCCCGCAAGGCAACGATTGAAGCGGTCGGCCCACTTATCATCGGCGTCGATCCTAAGCGCGAAGGCGCAGACAGATTTGCCATCGCGTGGCGGCAGGGCCGAAAGCTAGTCAAAGTCGAGAGTGACCCATCACCGATCGACACGCTGCGCGCCGCCACTAAACTCAAGGAAATCATCGACGCGGACGAGCCGGCGAGGATGTTCATAGACGCTGGCGGCGGTGGCGGCATTTTCGACGTTCTGGTGAGCTGGGGCGCTCCGTACGGCGACATCGTCAGGCTCATCAACTTCGGCTCGTCGCCAATTCATCCGCCGAAGAACGACAAAGACGGCAAGCCGATGGCTGGTCCGCTCAACAGGCGCGCGGAGATGTGGTCGCTGTCCCGAGACTGGCTCGAGGATGATGCCGGTGCCGACATCCCTGACAGCGACGCGCTGCAGGCGGATGCGTGCGGTCCTGGCTATCACTACCACCCGACCACCTCGAAGCTGATCCTCGAAAGCAAAGAACACATGCGCGAGGTGCGAAAGGTTCGATCGCCGGATGAATGGGACGCCGTTGTCCTCACGTTCGCCGAACCTGTTGGGCAGCGCCGCGCGCCGCTTAAGAAGCCGGTGTTGCGGCCTCCGTCGAATCTCGGTGCTCAAGGATGGATGGGTCGATGAGCGGCGAGACCGATGATGACGAGCTCGACCCTAAGGCCGACAAGGAAGTCCTGAAGGAAGCCCGCACCAACTTTGCCACCTGCGAAGGCTATTACTCGCATGCCTATTCAATGTGGCGCGAAGACTACCGCTTCGGCCATGGCGATTCCGACAACCAGGCGCAGTGGCCAGACGCCCTGTTGACTACGCGTGAGATCGACCAAAAGCCCACGCTTACGGTCAACAAGACGCGCATCCACTGCCTGCAGATCATCAATGACGGCAAGCAGAACAAGCCGGGCATTGTCGTCCATCCTACGACCAATGAAGCGACCTACGAAGCCGCTCAGGTCTATGAAGATGTCGTCCGCCACATCGAATACGCCTCAAAAGCCCAGCAGGCCTACGACAAGGCGATGGAGAACCAGGTCTTTGGTGGCCTCGGTTTTTGCCGCATCTACACCGAGTATGCGAGCCCCAACGGCTTCGATCAGGAAATCCGCATTGGCGGTGTCCGCGACCCGCTGACCATCTATCTCGACCCCGACGCGAAGGAGCCGGACAAGTCGGACGCTGAGTATGGCTTTGAGTTCGACGACATGTCGATCAAGGCGTTCAAGCGCAAGTTTTCAGGTCACGAGGATGCCATCACGGCGCAGCCCATCGAAATGTCGGGCTACGACACGTGGATGAGCGAGAATCACATCCGGGTCGCGAATTACTGGCGCAAGAAGCACAAGAAAGTGACGCTGGTTTCGGTCGTTGACCCGAACACTGGCGAGCGTCGGACAGCGCCGAAGAAAAGCATCAGCACCGCGCTCTTGCGACAGATCAAGAAAGACCCGCAGTGGGACTATCGCGAGCGCGATAGCGACATCGTGACGGTCGAGTGCGTCAAGATCGCCGGCAATACAGTGATCGATCGTTACGACTGGTTGGGGAAGTACATTCCGCTAGTGCCGTGCTTCGGCGAAGAGGTGGTCATCGAGGGGCAATTGGACCTCAAGGGTCACGTCCGCTACCTCAAGGACGCCCAGCGGATGTACAATTACAACACCTCTGCGGAAGTGGAATTTGGGGCACTGCAGACCAAGATTCCGTTCCTTGGCCCGGCGGAAGCCTTTGAAGGATATGAGGAATATTACGCCTCCGCCAATCTGCAGAACCTTGGCTTCCTGCCCTTCAAGCATCGCGACGAGAACGGCAATGAGATCCCTGCGCCGCAACGCCTAGACCCTCCGCAGATGTCGGCGGTGTTCCTCAAGGGCCTCGAGGTTGCCCAGCAGGAAATGATGATGGCCTCCGGCCAGTATCAGGCCCAAATGGGCGAGAACGAGAACGCCAAGTCCGGCAAAGCCATCGCCGAGCGCCAGCGCCAGGGTGACAACGCGACGTACGGATTTGTCGACAACCACGCCATAATGGTTCGCGGCATTGGGCGACAAGTTGTCGACCTGATCCCCAAGATTTACGACACGAAGCGGATCATGCGCATTCGTGGCGACGATGGGACTATGAAGAACATCGTTATTGATCCGCAGGCTCAGGCCGCGGTGCAAAAGCAGCAGGATCAGGCCAAGCAAGAAGCGCAGATCATCTTCAACCCGAATATCGGGGAGTTCGGTGTCGAGGTCGATATCGGGCCGAGCTACGCGACGCGCCGTCAGGAAGCGTGGAACGCTATTGTTCAAATCCTCACGCAGTCACCGAACCTTATTCCGATCGTGGGCGACCTGTTGTTCCAGAACGCGGACTTCCCCGGCGCTGATGAGATTGCCCAGCGTCTCCGTCGTATGGCTCCGCCGCAGGCCCTCGGCGATGGACCGCCGCCGCAGGATCAGGCAATGCAGGCCCATATCGGGCAACTCACCAACTTGGTGGCCGAGCTCAATCAGAAGCTGGCGAGCAAGGACGCCGACGCCAATATCAAGGCCTTCGAGGCTTCGGTCAAAGCGTTCGATGCCATGTCGAAGCGGTTGCAGGTTATCGGCAATGCCGGACCGATCGTTACGGCTCAGCAGGAGCAACCGCTGATCGCTTCGACGCTGAGCGGAATGGAATCGCAGCCAGCACCGGCGCCGATACCGCAACTTATGCAGCAGCCCCCGCAAATGCCGCCGCAGCAGGGTCAAATGCCCAATGCCGGCTGAGGCGGTTACGGCAACGCTGTTGCACCCGACGGCCAAGTCCATTCGCGACACGAAACTTCAGATGTGGCGCGATTGGGAAGAGGCCACCGGCGAGCCGGGCGAGATACGCGTCTATCGCGTCTATGACCTTGAGCGCGACTGTCCGAGCGCAGTGATCGTCGTGCGCTCGTCAGTACCGCGCGGATTCCGATGGGGTAAGCAGTGAAATATCTGACTGGAAATGCACCCGCGGGCCGTTCGACAAAGCTGGTGCGCGACACCGCCAAGGGTATGGCAGGGGCGTTCTTTGACGGTCAAGACATGTTCCGCGACGGTCGCACCGAACGCAGCGTGTTGTTCCGCATCAAGGCCCGCAGCCAGGACGAGTTCGTTCGCACCTACTGGCGCGACTTTGTCCCGCTCGCCCGGCAGCAGTTGGGCAAGATGCTGTCCATGCCCGGTGTAACGCAAGGGGACAAAGACCAGATTTACGACGCGTTGCTCAAGGAGCGCGGTGCGGCAACCGATGCCGATCTCGCTGCCCCTTCAATTATGAGGATGAACTGATGAACGTACTCGGTGCAATTGATGAAGCTGGCGAACTCGGAACTCCGGAAATCTACGATCTGAGCATCGATCAGATGCGAGCCGCGACGCAGGCGGACATCGACCGCTTGCTGCTCGGTTCAGAGGCGCAGGGCCTCTTCCGCAAGGGCGTTCGCCTCCTTGAGCATGTGTGTTCCGATACGTGCCGCGGCGACGTCTCCATCCAACAGATGCGCTCCATCGTTGGCGCTCTGGCGCATGCGTATACGAGCCCGCAGGCGCAGCGTGACGAGCAGGATTTGGCCGCCGGCCGGATGCTGCGCGAAGAGCGCGATCGGAAGGCCCGTTCATCCATCAAAGTTGTGGAGTGACGAGCATGGCTAAACTTACCGCTGCCGCCCGCAAGAAGATGCCGAAAAAGGAATTCGCCGGCCCGGGCAAAAGCTACCCGATCGAAAACAAATCTCATGCTGCGAATGCGAAGGCTCGTGCCTCGCAGATGGAGGCCAAAGGCAAGCTGTCCGCGTCCGAGAAGGCCAAGATCGACGCCAAGGCAAACAAGGTCCTCGGCGAAAAGGGCGGGAAGAAGCGCCCGAAGAAAGACGCCGTGAAGGTCGAACGCTCAAGGATGACTCGCTAATGGCCAGCAAACCAAAAGGCCCCGTTGTCGAGGTCGCAGAGAACTCGATGAACTCCGAGCGCGAACGCAAATGGCGCGCTGAAGATGGCCTGCGCACTCTCACCGAAGCCGAGCGCATCCGCGGCGACAAAGCCCTGATGGGCGATATCGAGAAGGCCCGTAAGGCACGGATGAAGGAACTCGAAAGCATCAAGTGTGAGGTCTCGCCACGCACGATGGGGAAACGATGACGCCTGAAGAGCGCATCTGCCGCGCACCGTGGCGACACCCGATGCTGCCCGCCGAGCGTCTTTGGGATCATCCGACCCGCGCGCCCTATTCCGGCTCTTTCTCACAGGGTCGCGCCTTAGTTCGCAGCGCTCTCTGTGATTGGGACGCCATCCTCGCTTTCATCGAAGAGCTGGCGGCCAAATAATCCCGAACGGAGGCGGTTCCTCCGAACTCCCATACCCTGAAAAGGTGAAAAGCATGACGCCTGATAATGAAGGCGCAGCCGCTGTTGCGGAAGCGCATCCGTCTGATTCCGTGCCTGTTGATGTTGGTGAAGCCGCCCCGCTTGTTGTGGCCAAGGAACCGCCCGCTGCTGACGGTGGCGATCCCGCGGTTCCGGTCGCGGACGCCACTGCAGCCGATGCACCAGGCGCCGATGGCCAGCCCAAGCCCGGCAAGCCGCCGAAGCTGCCCGAATACGCGCAGAAAATCCTCAATGATCTGGCGGCCGAGAAGCGCATCGCGGATCGCGAGAACAAGCGCCTCGCCGACGAGCTCGCCGCTCTCAAGGCCCCGAAGCCCGAACCAGCCCCTGCCGCCGCTGTTCCCACTGCCGCTGATGCTGCGGCCGTCACGGCTGCTGCCCCGCAAGGTGGCTTCCGCTCTGATGCAGACTTCAATGCTGCGGTTCAGGCTGAAGCGACCAAGCGCACTGCACAGGCGGCTTTCAACAAGAGGTCCAATGACGCCTTCACCGCAGGCAACACCACGTTCGGCGAGGAGAGTTTTAAGGACGCGATTGCCAATCTGCACCAGGTTGGCGTGCTGCCCTATGCCGATCAGTCTGGGAACGTCTTCAACAACGAAATCCTCGAAATGGTCCTGGCGACGGATGATCCGTCAAAGGTGCTGTACGAACTCGGCAGCAATCCCGACAAGGCTTCCTCCATCGTCAGCATGACTCCGGCCGCGCGGGCCATCGAAATCGCCAAGCTTGCGGTCTCGCCGCAGGCCAAGGGAGCGCCGCCCCCTCTCTCCAAGGCCCCCCGCCCAATTCCTCCCGTCGACGGTAGCGCCCGAGTAAATGCGGCGCCCAGCGATGCGGACGATGACGACACCTTCTTCGCCAAGCGCGAAGCTGAACTTGAAGCCTCCGGGCGCTGGTAACAGCGCCGCCTAGCCTGCCCGACGCGATCCGGAACTGATCGCTGAATAGCTCGACCAAACTGTGCGGCCGACGAGCACCGCACCGCTTACCGAGGCGTCACCTCGAGACTGGCCCGCTTTCACCTCGCTTACGGGCGGCGAGAACTCACCGGCACTGCACTGAGCATAACCCATCCGCCTAAGCAGCGGACGCTCCCTGTTGTGCCTCGAAAGCAATCCGGCCACTTCGAGGTAATTCAATGGCTAACGCTCTTCTCACGACGAGCCGTATCACGCGTGAAGCTGTGATGCTGTTCGTCAACTCCAATGCCCTTCTTGCCAACGTCGACCGCCAGTATGACGGCGATTTCGGCAAGGCCGGCGAAAAGATCGGCTCGCAGCTCCGCATTCGCCTGCCGAATGATTATGTCCCGGTCAAAGGCCCTGCGGCATCCGTTCAGGATACCACGGAACAGCAGACCGTTCTCACCATGGCCACTCAGGCTCACGTCGACGTGTCATTCTCGACCGCCGATATGCTCCTGAGCGTCGACGACTTCCGCGATATCATCCTCAAGCCGATGATGAACAACCTCGCGGGCCAGGTCGCCGTCGACGTCATGGGCGTCTTCGAATACGGGTATATCCCGCTGCCCGTGGTCAACGGCTCGAACCCCATTGCGGCCCCCCTCTCGGCCACGACTGGCGGCTCGTGCAATATCGCTCCGAACTACCAGAGCGACAACGTCACGCTGACCAGCCCGACCAGTGGCACCATGCTTGATGCGCGCGCCATTCTCGCCAACAATTCGGCGCCCGGCGACAATCGCAAGCTCGTTTTCGATCCGCGCACCAATGCTCGTATCGTCAACTCGCTGACCGGACTCCTCAATCCCGCCACCAAGATTTCGAAGCAGTTCGAATCTGGCGAGATGATGAGCGGTCTTGGCTATGCGGCGATCTTCGAAGACCAGACCACGATCAAGCACACCACCGGCACCTTCACCGCCGGCACGGTGTCAGGTGGCAACCAGACCGGCTATACGCTCACCACGGGCGCGATTACCGGCACCCTCAACGTCGGCGACATCATCACGATTGCCGGCGTGAATGCGGTCAACCGCGTTACCAAGGCTACCACTGGCGAACTTCGTCAGTTCGTGGTGACGGCCAACGTGGCGAGCGGCGCGACATCGATCCCGATCTATCCGGCGATCATCCCTCCGGTGAATGGCAACGCGGTCCAGTACCAGACCGTGACGACTTCTCCGCTCACTAGCGCTACGATCACTCTGATCATTGCGCCGAGCACGACCTACCGCAAGAACATCGCGTTCGCCCCTCAGGCGCTCACGATGGTCAGCGGCGATCTGCCGTTGCCTAAGAACGTCGATGCCGCCCGCGCCAAGTACCAGAACGTCTCGATGCGCATGGCCACGCAGTGGCAGGTTGGTACGGACCAGGAAGTGACGCGTCTCGACACCCTCTACGGTGCACTCATGACGCGTCCTGAGTGGTCGGCAATCGTTCCTGACATCATCTAGCGGCCACACGATTTACGGCAGGGTGCTTCGGTGCCCTGCCTGTCTCCAACGCGAGATTCTCCACATGACCGATCGAGAATATCCCAGGTGGATACACCGCGAGGGACGGCCGAAGGATTCCGTCGTCGCTGAGACGGCAGAGGAAGAGGCGGCCATCCTTGCCCGCTGGAAAGCGGCTGACCTAGAGGCATCGCGCCCGAACCAGCTTACCGGCCTCACGAAGCCGCCCGTGGCCCCGAAAGGGAAGGGTGGCTGGCCGAAGGGTAAGCCGCGCACCTCTCGCAATGTCGCGGTGAACTAACATGGCTGGTCTGGCGATCAGCACATTCGGGGATCTGATTACCCTGGCGCTGAAGAACGCAGGCATTATCGGTGTTGGCCAGACGCCGGCCGCCGAAGACATGAACGACGCCGCTCAATTGCTCAACCTCATACTGGCTGAGTGGCAGCGTCTTCGTTACCTCGTCTATCACCTCGTCGAGCAGAGCGTCTCCTGCACGGGAGCGCAGAGCTATTCGCTTGGGCCGGGCGGCGATTTCTCGATGACCTCGCGGCCGTCGATCGTCAATTACGCCTTTGCGCGGCAGGTGATCGATTCCAACCCCAACCAGATCGACTATCCGATTCAGATTTTGCCGTCGCGCGAGACCTATGCGCGCATTGCGATGAAGTCGTTGCAGTCCTTCCCTCAATGGGCTTGGTATGACGCGGATTTCCCGCTGGCGAACCTGCTCGTCTATCCCGTCATTACCTCGCAGTTCTCGCTCTTCATCGGGTATCCGGCGCTTCTCCAGTCTGTCGACTCGCTGACCACGACCATCAACATGCCGCCCGAATATGCCGGCGGACTGATGTACAATCTGGCCGTTGATCTGGCCGGCGCCTACCAGCTCACGCCCAATCCGCGGGTGGTCGCGAAAGCCTCGTACTTCCTGCAGACAATGCGGGTCGCGAACGCTCAAATCCCGCAGATGACGATGCCCCGTATTCTGAACAACGGGGCGCGTTACAACATCTTTAGCGATCGGGCTGGACCGGGCAACTACTGATGCATCCCTTCCAAGCGCTTGAGCATATGGAGATGGGCCTCTCGACCCGGCTCTTTGACGCGGCATGGCCACTCACCGGGCACGAGACGAATTCCCAAGGCGCTGACATCTGGTACTGCGCTCCCCCACCGTATCGCCGCGGCTTTCTGTGCGCGCCGTCTGAACAAGGAGTCACGGCACAGCGAAGCGCTCTTCGAGCGTCGCTGATCGACGGCACCAAATCCATTCCTTGGTGCTAGCGCATGCCATTGGTTCCGTTGCTCGGAGGTAACTACGAGGGCCGTAGTACCCAAGCCTCCGCACGCAACCTCGCGGTCAACGTCTATCCCGAGCGGAACCCGCCTGACGGCCAACCTCTAACGCCCGTCACCTACTACCAGACGCCGGGCCTTCTGTCCGTCGGCGTTAGCCCGAATATCGAAGCCGTTCGGACGAGCTACCGGGCCACTAACGGCAATCTCTATGTGATCGTCGGACCAACCGTCTACGCAGTCTCGAACACCTTCACATGGACGATACTCGGCACGGTCGCCGACGCCACGACGCCGCTCAATGTCACCGACAATGGACTGGCCATCGTTCTGGTTGACGGCTCGACCACTGGCTACGCCATCGACATGGGGACCAATAGTTTCGGGGTGATTACCGATCCAAGTTTTCTTGGTGCTCTTTCTGCCGCTCAGCAGGATGGGTTCTTCATCTTCAACAATCCAGGGACCAACCAGTTCTACATCAGCCTCGAGAACGTCACATTCGCCATGCTGACGGGCGTAACGGGGCGCATCCTGTCGTCCTCAATAGCCGCGCCAGGTACGGGCTACGTCAATGGCTCCTATACCAACGTGCCGCTCACTGGCGGAACCGGTACCGGGGCCACGGCCAATATCACCGTGGCGGGTACGGCGGTCACCGTTGCTACGATCGTCAATCCCGGCACTGGCTATGCGCAGAACGATACGCTCTCGGCCTCGAATACCAATCTGGGCGGCACAGGCTCAGGCTTCGCACTCGCGGTTGATGAAGTCGCGACGGCCTTCGATCCGCTCGATATTGCGACCAAGTCTAGCTCGGCTGATCCGATTGTCGAAGTCGCGGCCATTCACGGCGTGCTCTGGCTCATCGGGCAGTTGACCTCTGAGATTTGGGCGCCGAGCGGGGCGGCCGACTTCTATTTCCAGCGCATTCCCGGCGCTGTGATCGATCACGGGAGTGCCGCCCCTTATTCGCTGTCCCAGCAGGACGTGGCGCTGTTCTGGCTCTCTCAGGACCGGCAGGGACACGGCATCGTTGTTCGGGGGCAGGATACCTCAATTCAGCGTATCTCGACCAATGCGATTGAAGAGGCGATTCAGACCTACACCACGATTTCGGATGCGATCGGCTTCTGCCATCAGGTCGAAGGGCACAGCTTCTTCGTCCTGATCTTTCCTTCGGCTGATGTGACGTGGGTCTATGACCTCTCGACGGGGCAGTGGCATCGCAGGGCGTCTATCGACGGGAACGGCGTTCTGCATCGCTGGCGGGCGAACTGCTTCGCCTTCGCCTACGGCATGAACCTCGTCGGGGACTACCAGAACGGCAAGCTCTATGCGCTCGACTCTACGTTCTTCACTGATGACGGGACGGCAATACCGCGCATCATCAGCTTTCCGCACATGGCCAATGGCGGGAGGCGCTGCATGTATAACCAGTTCCAAGCGAAAATGATGGTCGGCCAGATCGATAACACCGAGACCGATGATCCTCCGCTTGCCGCTCTGCGCTTCAGCGATGATGCCGGGCAGACCTACAGCAACGCGGTGACGCAATCGATCGGCGCATCCGGGCAATATCTAACCTCTCCGCAATGGCAAAGGCTTGGCATGGCGCGTGATCGAGTGTTCGAGCTCTCGTGGTCGGCGAATGCTGACATCGCCCTGGCAGCGGCTTGGGTCAACTTCCGCGTGGCTCAAACCTAGATGGCCCAGCAGACCTTTCCAACCGCCGCAACCCCGGCGGTCGCGCAGCAGAACGGCTCGTGGTTCTTCACCAACCCGTGGATGATCTGGTTTCAGCAGCTTGCCAGCCAGCCGGCCGCTCCGTTTTCTGTCGCGCCGACCGGTTCGCCGTTCAACTACACAGCATCGGGGAAGGGCTCGCTAGCGGTCAGCGGCGGAACGGTCTCGGCGATAACGCTTACGCGCGGCGGTGAGACTGTGCCGATGGGCAACCTCATTCCGATGGTCAACAACGACGTGGCGACCATCACATATTCTGTCGCACCAACGCTTAGTTTCGTGCCGGGCTAGCGCTTTATGGCGTTTCCGAGCCTTTCCGTCTGCCGTGAGTTCGCGGCCGAGAACATCAACGCCGTCTGTAATCATCCTGATGTACGGCCCTGGCTTGGTGGCGGCGTCGGTCCGATCGATCTAGCCCCGCTCGTTGCCAATCCAGCACATTGCCTCTTGATGGGGAAGGGGGGCGGCGTTCTCTTCCAGTGTCTCGAGCCCGGTCTATATGAGGCGCATACGCAGTTCTTACCTGATGCGCGCGGGGCATCATCGGTTCAGTCCGTCAAGGACGCGCTCCGCTGGATGTTCACCCGCACGGATGCGGTCGAAATCGTCACCAAAGTGCCAGAGGGCAACAAGGGTGCCCTCGGGTTAGTTCGTGCAATCCACGGGCAACTACAGTTCACACGTGAGAATGTCTGGCCGATAGGCAATCAAATGGTTGCGGTTGGCCATTACGCGCTCCCGATCATGTCATGGGCCGGCAAGTGCGAGGAAGTCGCCGCGTCGGGCGAGTGGTTTCACGGGAAACTCGAAGCGGCAAAGGCAGAAACAGCCGGCGCGGCACCGCTCCATGACGATGACGAAGCCCATGATCGGTATGTCGGCGCGACCGTCGAGATGATCGCCGCAGGCCAAGTCGCTAAGGGTCTCGCGTTCTATAATCGGTGGGCGAAATTCTCGGGCTATGGTCCTGTCTCGCTCATCGCTACCAATCCAGTCGTGATCGACATCGGCGACGCCATTTTGGCCGTTCGCGGCGACGATTTCGACGTTCTGCTCTGCCGCTAAGGCTCTCCTAGACATCTGAATTTGCGAGGTATCACGATGCCTGTGGGCGCCGCGATCGGTATCTCTGGCGTCGTTGGCGCCGGAGCAAATCTGCTTGGGTCATCCCAACAGGCAAACGCGGCAACTAACGCCGCCAACCTGCAAAAGCAGCAGTACGAACAAACCCGTACCGACCTCATGCCCTATAACCAGGCGGGGCAGAACGCGACCAATATGCTGACGGCACAATTGCCGCAGCTCACTGCACCAGTCTCAATGGACGAAGCCACGCTGCGCACGACGCCGGGCTACCAGTTCAACCTTAATCAGGGCCTCAAATCGGTCCAGAACGGCGCGGCGGCACGCGGGCTCGGCTCGTCCGGAGCGGCGTTTAAAGGGGCCGCCAACTACGCCACTGGCTTGGCGGATTCGACCTATCAGAACCAGTTCGCGAACGCCGTCACCAACCAGACGAACGCCTATAACAGATTGCTGGGTGTTGCCGGCCTCGGTGCCAATGCTGCGGCTCAAAGCGGACAGATCGGCGTGCAGGGCGCGGCGAATGCCGGCAACTCACTCATCGGGGCAGGGACGGCACAAGCGGCTGGTCTGACGGGTGCGGCAAACTCGCTCACCAACGCCGCTAATTCCTATGCCGGCTACACGTATGCCAATCAAAACAATCCGCTCATGGCGCCCGGTCTTTACGGCGCTGGCGCGTGGGGAGGCTGACCATGGCTGGTCTTGATACCTCGTTTTACACCCAGGCTCAGCCAAATGCGCTTCTCGGTACGGCATCTGAAGCTATCGGCGTCCGCAATGCGCAGCAGCAAAACCAGCTCTTGCAGACGGCTAACCAGCAGTCGCACATGGATCTGGTCAAAAACCAAGTGGGATATCTCACCAGCGGGTTTGGGGCTCTCCTGTCGAAGCCCGATCTTTCGGCGCAGGACTTCTTGTCATTCGGCCAGCGGGCTCTGCAGGAAGGCATTATCTCACCGCAGACCTACCAGGCTGAAGCGGCCAATGTGCAGGCGGCCGGCAATGACCCGGTGAAGCTCCGTGGGCTGGCCCAGCAGTATATCGCTCGAGCGAGCGACGCGGCGCAGCAGTTTTCCTTGGCGACGGGCTATTCCCCCGCGGCGGGTGCGGCTCCCGTTCAGTACACCGGACCGACCGGGGCTACTGTAACGACAACGCAGGCGAATTTTGCAGGCGCAAATGGCAGCAACCCGCTAATGGCGCAGCCTCCAGCGTCATCGCCCAACCCCTTGGCGCCGCAGCAGACCGGTTCTGGTGTCCCTGCGAAGCCCAGCACGCCTGTCCCGCTGGCACCGCAAAAATCGAATGCCGGCGCGGCCGGTGGTATTGCCGGACCCACTCCGCAGCAGCAGGCACAATTCACGGCGTCGGCGCAGCAACAGCAGGAAGACCTCACTTCGGACGCCAATTACACGTCCAACATTGTGCCTATCCAGAAGGTTATTTCTCTTCTGCCCAAAACGCCGCTGTTTGGTTCCGGGGCCGAGGTTCCGACGCAAGTAGCCAAGGTGCTCAACACCTTTGGCATTCCGATCGGCTCGGATCAGGCCAAGAACGCTTCTGAACTCGACAAATACCTGACCCAGCTCACGCGCTCGTCGGGTGCGGCGCCGAACTCAGATGCGCAACTCGTCGCTGCCTATTCCGCCAATCCCAATATGACCACGGACAAGGCCGCAGCGACCGATGTTATCAAGACCATGATGGCGCTTTCCCGTATGCAGCACGCCAAGGTGGCCATTGCTCAGTCTCAGGGGGTTGCTCCTGAGCAGTATTCGACGTTTGCCTCGCAGTGGGGCGCTGGCCAAGATCCTCGAGCCTATGGCTTCGACTTGATGGACCCAAACGCGAAAGCGGCCCTCAAGGCGGAATTGAAGGCCAATCCCGCAGAAGCGCAGAAGTTCATCAACTCGTACAACACTGCCCAGCAGGCCGGCATCTTCGGGCAGGCGCAATAATAGCCCATGGCTGACAACGGCGATGCAGTTTACCAAGGCTTGATCGCCCGCGGCTTTAGCGCGCCTCAAGCGGCGGTGCTTGCCGGAAATGCTCAGCAGGAATCGTCATTCAATCCGAACGCGGTAAACCCGACATCGGGCGCCTACGGCCTCATGCAGTGGCTAGGACCGCGCCGCACAGCGCTCAATAATTACGCCCAATCAACGGGACGTAGTGCGGCTGATCCGAACGCCCAACTCGACTTCATCGCAACCGAGATGAACGGACCGGAAGCGGGGAACGTCAAAGACTTCCTGACGGCGCCTGACGTGTCTTCAGCGAACGCGGCGCTGAAGCAGTATCTTCGCTACGGCGCCAATGAGGGCGGCAATCGCCTGCAATACTCGATGGCCTTTGCGAACGGCGGACAAGGAAACAGCATGGCTAAATCGCCTGTCCCGCTGGCGCCGCCTGACACCTCGAAAGCTCTGGACGACATTTTTGGCGCCACATCTAGCGCAGCGAGTACGTCGTCGTCGCAGCCAGTAGACGCTGCGACGGGGCAATCTCTTAACGCGATATTCGGGCCCGACACAAACGCTTTCGGCACGACATCGAAGCCTGGGACGCCGCAATTCGCGCAGGACGCGATCGCCTATGTGAAGGCGGGGAAACCAGCGCCTATTCCTGCGTCCGGGCCTCCTCCCGAAGCATCGCCACAGGGTGATGTTGTCCCCGGCTGGGCACGTGCGTTCAGCGAAAACGCCGTCAACTCGGTACCGATTGCTGGACCGGCTATCCACACGCTGAGAAACGACCTCATGGGGCCGTCGGGCGGCGCTCAGATGGATGCGCTTGGGCAGTCTGCCTTGGCTGCTAATCCGCTGGCGGCGGGGGCGGGAAGCGTCTTTGGCACGGTCGCCCCGTTCCTCGCGGTTGGGCCCGAAACGCTCGGCGCGAAAGTATTGGGAACCGCAACCGATTACGGTCTAGGGACTGTTGGGAACCTTGCAGCTCGCACAGCGGCTGATGGGCTCTCTGCCGGCGCAATTGCGGCAGGCGACACGCTGGCGCGCGGCGGGTCACTCGAAGACGCCAAGCACAACGCTCTGGTTGGCGGCATTGTTGGCGGCGCGGCAGCGCCAGTTGCTTCCGCGCTTGGTTCTGTCGGTGGCCTCATAGGGAAATCCGCTGTCGGTGCCGGCGCGGGCGCCGCACTCGGCGGCGGTGCAACGCTGGCCAATGGCGGCTCCCTGCAAGACGCAGGACAAAATGCGCTGATCGGCGCTGGCGCAGGTGCCGGAGTGGGTGCTGGAGCCAGTGTCGTCGGAACGCTCGCAAATCGTCTCATGCAAGGCGGCATCGCGCCGGACGCGGCGGCTTTGGCTGACAAGGCAATCAATCAATTCGGCATTCCCCTCGGTGCTGCGGACGTAAGCGGCAACCCAATGGTGAAAGTCGCCAAGTCGGTCGTGGACAAAATGCCGTTCAGCGGCGGCACGACCTCCAACGCAGCTCAGAACGCGGCGTTCACACACGCCGTGGCGAACGAGATGGGCACGGACGCGACCGCGCTAACGCCGGATGTAATGTCGGCCACTCGCGACCGTATCGGGAAGGTCTTCGACGGCGTCGCGACCAGCGTCCCCAGCATCCCGGCCGACACGCAATTCCAGAACGACGTTTTGCAGGCAATGCAGGACGCCGAAGGCTCTCTTGGCGCCGACAAGATGAAGCCGTTCAACAACCAGGTCGACAACATCCTCAAGACCTTTGGTGGCGGCAATGCGATCACCGGCCAGCAGTTCCTTTCGCTGACCGACAAAAATTCGATCTTGAGCAAAGCAATCGCGAATGGCGGAGATCTAGGAAACGCCGCCTCAGGCCTGAAAGATGCGCTCTATGGCGCGATGGAACGGGCCGCCCCTCCCGATGTTATCCCGGCGCTGCAGCAAGCCCGTTATCAGTGGAAAGTAATGCGCTCGATCGAGGACAATGTTGCCAAATCTACAGATGGCGTCCTGAGTCCGCCAACGCTCATGCAAGCGGTGGTCAAGAACTTCCCCAACATGGCCTATGACGGCGCTGGAAACATGGGCGACTTGGCACGTATCGGCCAACGATTCCTCAAGTCGCCCGGCAGCTCGCAGACCTCGGAACGGGGCGTCATCAACAACCTGCTCACCGGCGGCGGCTTGGCTGGACTCGTGACAGCGCCGCACATCGCTATTCCGGCACTCGCTGGCACGCTTGGAGCTTCTACGGCGGCTGGTGCTGCAATGCGCAGTCGTTGGCTGGCAAACAGCCTTATCCGGCCCCAGACTTATGATCCGACGATGAACATCTTCACGCGGGCCGCGGTGCCTGCCGTCACGCCGCCAGTTCAGAACGCGTTGCTGGGGCCTGCTCAGTAGATGTTTTTGAGCCAGTTCGCAGCTGTGATGCCACCAAAGAACGCGAACAGGCCAGTCTCGGCGAAAAGCATGTCTCGCGTTCCGGTGTCGCGCGTAAAGAAGATGAACGCCAGCAGCCCGATTGCCACAAACGTCATGTTGCGCATGAACTTAGGCGAGTAGTCGCGGACCATCTTCCCGGACCGCTTGTCGAAGCGGCTGTACTCGTGTGGGCCTAGGTCGATCGGATCGGGCATTCCCGCAAAATAGGTATCTACCCATCCTTTGTCCATTGGCTCGCTGAGAAGCGGGCCTTTTTCTTTTCGTGAGGGCCGCTAATGGCGACTTTGCTTCCTCTTCCCGAACAGCAGTGGACCGATGCAAACGGCAATCCATTGGCCGCCGGCACGGTCCAGACGCTGATCCCAGGAACGTTTGTCGCGAAACAGACGTGGCAGGATTCCGGAAGCACGATCCTCAATTCCAACCCGATCACGCTCGACGCGGCTGGCCGCGCCATCATCTACGGCAGCGGCTCTTATCGCCTGATCGTTAAGGATTCGGCCAGCAACCTCATCTACGACCAGTTGACGGCTGACACGGCGGTCGGTGGCCTCTCGTGGGGTGGCACATCAACTGGAACCGCCAACGCTCAGGTTATCGCGGCTTCGAGCTTTTCGCAGCAGGACGGCCAGCAGATTTCTTTCCTCGTCGGGGCTGGGCTGACCAACACGGGTGGCACCACGATTGCGCCAGGCGGCGGCTCTGGCATCGCCATCCTCAAAGATACCATAAACGGCCCGACGGCGCTGACTGGCGGCGAGCTCGTCGCGGGCAACGCGGTAACGTTGATCTACGATCAGGTCCGCGGCGCTTTCCATCTGGTGGACAATCCCCAAGTCATCAACTTCGGGGGCCCGCTGACCACGATTGCGAGCGCCACGACCACGGACCTCGGCAGCGTCACATCGCACAACATCAATGTAACAGGCACAACGACGATCACGAGCTTCGGATCGTCAGCCTCGACCAATAATCCGCTCTATCAGGTGGTCTTCGCCGGCTCGTTGTTTCTGACCTACAACGCCACGTCGATGATCCTGCAGGGTGGCGCGAATATCCTTACCGCCGCAAGCGACACGGCCGTGATGCTGTATCTCGGCTCCGGCAACTGGCAGATGCTGAGCTATACTCGTGGGAATATAGCTCCGAATGCCAGTGCGGGGATTTCGGGCGGCTTCCGGAACATGGTTGTCACTGCAACAGGAGCCACTACTGCCACTGTAACAGCCGATGGCATGACGCTCTACAATGTGGCCGGCAATGCGGTCTATCTGTCCGCCGTAAGCCAGACGAACACGAACAGCGGCACGGGCGCGGGTGGCCTTGATACCGGCACGATCGCGACATCGACCTGGTACTATATCTGGGTGATCTACAACCCCACGACGACCGCCGTTTCGTCTATCGTTTCGCTCTCGTCCTCTGCTCCGACAATGCCGAGTGGCTATACCCATAGATTGAGGGTAGGAGCCCTTCGTAATGCAGCCAGCGGCGGCTATTGGCGGACTCTGCAAAGCGGGCGCCGGGCGACAATCACCCTCGGCACGAATCCGACGGTTGTTCCCATCATTGCGTCGGGCAGTGTAGGCAATGTGTCAACGCCTACGTGGGTAGCGCAATCACTTGTCAACTTCGCGCCCTCGACGGCAGCGTCGGTCTTGGTGATCGCCTCTAAGGGCGGTGGAAGCACGGCTATCGTGGCTCCCAGCAATTCCTACGGAGCGCTGGGTTCTGTCACAAATCCTCCCCCCATCGGCTTAAGCGACAACGGCGCTGGGGTCTTCGCGCAGAACATCTCAGCGTGGATCGCCCTAGAAAGCTCAAACGTCTATTTTGCTGCGGGGGGCGGGACTAGCTCACTTGGCATAACTGGCTGGGAAGACAATCTATAGGTCTTGACGCGTGTACCCAAAGCGCCTTGAATCTACCGCATGCTCGATGCAGCAGCCTATAGTAGCCAGTTTGGTCAGGATCGTCTCCTCGATACCATGCTGTTCGAAGGCATGCGCGACGGCGTCTTTTTGGACGTTGGCGCGAACGACGGCATTAAATTCAGCAATACGCTGTTCTTTGAGAGAACTCGCGGGTGGTCTGGCCTTTGCATAGAGGCCGATCCGGCCAGTTTTGACGCTCTGGCAAAGAACGGACGGACTGCTGAATGCCTGAATATCGGGGTCGGCGTCGCTGATGCCACACTCCCGTTCCTTCAGGTGGACGGCTACCACCAGATGCTCAGTGGCCTTCTGGCGACCGCAGATATGAAGGCGGTAGACAAAGCCATTCGCAGGAACGGCGGCACAAAGCGGATCATTGATGTGCCAGTGCGGCGCCTGGGAGACGTACTCGCTGAGCGGTCGATCAGAGAGGTTCACTACCTCAGTCTAGATATCGAAGGCGGTGAGGCGAACGTACTCCGAGGCGTCGATTTCTCTCGCGTGATGCTTCATGTCGCAACAATCGAATGCAGCTCACCAAAAAACCTAGCAGCGGCGCGCTCGCTTACGGCCGACGCCTTCGAGGCCGTCGGCATGATCGAAGGTGATCTGTTGGTGGTGAACCGCCGAAGCGGCGTCAGTCAGAAAGTTGGCCTCTTAGCCAAACATCTTGCTGACGAACATCTGCGCCGTGTCGAGGCAATTGAGACCGACCGCGAGCAGCGGAATAAGGGCCTTCGCGGCCTTATCGTTCGCCCGCTAATGCACCTAGGACGACAAGCCTCTCGCTGGTAGTCCGTAAGTAGGTCGTCCTTTTCAGGGGCGCCCCTTTCCCTACACAATCGTCCGGAGTTCCCATGCAGCAGCTTTCGTTGCCGTCGCTAAAGCACGTCGCGAGCCCAAACTTTTCCAGCCGCAACGGCCGAGCAATCGACCTCATCGTTTGCCATGACTGCGAAGGGAGCTATGCGGGCTCTATCTCGTGGTTCTCACAAAAAGCCTCTCAGGTGAGCGCTCACATCGTGCTCCGCGAGGATGGTGGCGAGGCGACGCAGATGGTGGATTTTGCCGACAAGGCATGGCACGCCATGGCCTTCAATTCCCGCTCCATCGGTATAGAGATGGCCGGCTATGCCGCGAAGGGTTTTGGAGCATCTGAGTGGCAAGAAGCGGCTGATATCGTCGCCTATCTACTTCACAAGTTCCAGATCCCTTGCGTCTGGTCGCAGCGTGGCGCTGTACCGGGATTTTGCTCGCATTTCGACCTTGGACAGGCTGGGGGCGGCCACAAAGACCCGACGACTGATCCGGTCGTCTGGTCACACTTCGCGGGGCTCGTGAAGACCTCTTACCTGCTTACGCCGCCCGCGTCGTGGACGCCTGCGCCGTTCGTGCCGACGCCAACCGTTCGCAAAGACTAACTCCAAGGAGAAATCATGAAACTGCTCAAGCCCCTCGCGGGGATCGCCTTGCTATGCCTGCCGCTTGCCGGCTGTTCGAGCCTCGGCACGGCAATTAGCGCCATCGGCACTGCCGAGACAGCCGTCAGCTTCGCTCAGAAAACATGGTCGAAGGCTGGTGTAACGCTGTTCAGCGTCGAGGCGACCTACGGCATTATCCAGACTGCCACAGTCAATTTTGAGAAGGCCGAGTGCCCGACCGCATCAGCGCATAGCTGGTGCCAAACGCTGCATGACCAAGCCGCGAAGGCCGACGGCGTCGTGCGCCAGAAGTTCGCCGATGGCGAGACCTTCATCAAAAGCAATCCAACCCTTTCGCCGTCTGCTGCAATCGCTGCTGCTGAGGGCGCGGTTAATGCCGCCGCCGCCGTGGCCGATTCCTTCGGAGTGAAACTATGACCGACATTGTCCAGAACATCGAGGCTGGGGCGCAGACTATTGGCACCGACCTCCAAGCCTTTCTCACCGCTGCCGGCAACCTGATCGCCGCTGGGGTTTCAACCATCGCCACGGCCCAGAAGCTCGTCGCCCTGACGGCTAGCGTCATCGAGAAGGGCAATCCTGAGCAGGCCGATTGGGACGCGCTGCACGTCATCCTCGACGCCAACACGGCGGCGCTGAACACGCCGCTCGCACCATAAGGAGCACGCTATGACTTTCCCAAATTTTCAGCTTCCGAACCAGAAAGAGTGGGGCGCTGGCATTGGCGGCATCCTCGCTTTCCTCGCGATTGCCGCGCTTCAGTATTTCCACATCAGCTTCGGGTCGCAGGGGGACGCCAGTATCGACGGCGCGTTGCTCGTGTTCTTCCCGTGGCTCGTGGCGAAACTTACCCCTGCGTCGGACCAAGACACGCTCAAGAGCGTCAACGACACGATCGCTCAAGCCGGAACGATCCTCGGCAAGCTTACGCCGGCCAGTGACAGCACGGCGCCCGTCACCCCGGCCGCTGCAAGTCTCGCGGCGAAAGCGAGTTGATCAAGCGGCTCCCCAACGGCGATTGCGTCACCGCCGGAGAGCCTTCCACCATCTATGACCAAAAGGACTTGGCCACACATGACGGCGATCCCAACCTGCCTTCAACCTGTTGCGGAGGCGTAAATGAGCACAATACGAAACGCCGCAGACAGTACGTTTGTCGTCGTCACAGCCAGAGCGGCTATGTTCGTCACGCCGTTCCTGTTCGGGGCCGCAGTCTATTTCGGTGGCCAATGGCTCGATGGTAGGTTCGACAAGATCAGCGATGCCGCAGCCGCCGCGTCGCTTGCCGCATCTGACGCAGCCAATACCGCTGACTCTGCCAAAGACAAGGCTGCGACCGTCGCCAGCGATGTTGCGGTGATCAAGGCGACACAGGCCGATAACGCCGCGACACAGGCTCATATTGCCCGTCAGGTGGACAAGCTCACCGACGTAGCGACCACGACCTCGATCCAGGTATCGGCGATTAGCGCCACGCTCGACTCGATGCGCAGTACGGGGCCGATAGGCTCGTTGGACCACGTTCGCTGATCTAGCCGTGATGCTCCGGCTCGCCCGTTTGCTGGACGGCCACAACGCCGTGGAATAGTCGCCAGAGCGGCGTTGCGACCATCAGCCATCCGATGATGGCGAAAAGGGCACCAATCCCCCACGTCAGCCAAAATTGCAGTGTCGACGGATCGACAAAGCGAGCCTGAGCGGCCGAGACGGCACAAATGCCGAAGATAATCGCAAGCAGTACAACCGTCGTCCGACTGAACATCCAGAGCGGCAGCGGCAAAAGCAGCATCAGAAATGCGAACCAGACACAGGCGAAGACGGCCACTGGTATCTGATGCAACGGGAATAGCCCGGTCATAGTGAAGACCAAGCCAACGTTCGGCCAGAACGTGACGAGGCCGAAGATGATGGCGATCACAAAGCGGGCGAGCGCCCAGCGAAATCCGCGCATGTTGCCTCCTCGATAGTAGACGCGGGAGTAGCCGTGACCACTCCCGCCGCCGTTGATGTGATGATGATTACGCACCGAACAGATTGTCCGAGAGCAGCCCGAAGATGACTGCCAGCGAACGCACGACCGGGAGAGGCACGCCGTTGCCGGTCAAGGTGCCGGAAGCATCGACGTGGCTCGGCGTGTCGGTATCCTGACCGTCGACCTGAACCGTGACGTTATCCGAGTTCTTCTGAAGAATGACGCCCTGAATTCCGGGGACTTGCGCGAAGAGATCGGAACTGGCGAACATCGAATTGTTGCCCGTTGTGTCCTGCGTCGGGAGTGCCAGATTGAGATTGTAGGTCATCTGGTTCGACGCGCCCTTCACCGCCGCCCAAGGCATGTTTCCCTTGAGGTCGTACTTGGAGCCGTTGCACGTGCCGGAAAGGTCGAGGAACCACGAGTTGGTCTGATATGCGAAGACCATCTTACCGTCCCAAGTGCAGCCCTTGTCATCGGGCCAGCCGGCGGATGGGATAAACAGCCCGTCGAGGGCGACCGAATCCAGGCGCTTGTCGATGGTGCCATTAGCAGCGGCGCTGTCGAGTTGCAGCTTGTCGTAGACGGCCTGCTCGACAGCATCCATGCCCGTGGCGCTGAGAGACGCTTTGAGCTTCAGACGGCCACTGAACTGCGTTGCTGAGGCCGGCGCATTGCCGAGCGACAGATAGTTGATCGACATCTGCTCGGCTTCAGCCGAGCCGGCGCTGCTCACGTCATAGCCGCCGAGGTACTGCGTCCGCTGATATTCCTGCTTGTTGGACGGATTGATGACCGAACCAGCACCGCTAACACCGCACACCTTGTCCTTATGGAAGATGAGCAGGCTTGATCCGCCCGGGGTGCAGGTAACCGTCATGGTGAGGTCGACCTGACTGTCAACGATGCCGACCTTGAAGGTGTTCTTCTGGTTCGGGTCGGTGAGTCCCGGCATGTCGGCAATATCGGTGAACACGACCGACGCCGCAGTCGCCGGAGGCGTCGCTGCCTGTTGTGCATAAGCCCCGGTCGTCAACACGAGCAGGGTCGCAATTGCCAATTTGATCATTGGCGAGTCCTTTCTCAGTGGGAGAGCGGGCAATCGAATGTGCCCCTATCGTTTACAAAAATAAACGTAAGGGTTACGGTAGCCAACGTCAAGATAAAATAACCGCAGCGGTTATCGGAGTTGGTGATTTGGATATTAGCGTGCTACCAGCGGACATGATCACGGCGGCTCAAATCCGCGCCGCGCGCGCGCTTATCGGATGGAAACAGACCGATTTGGCCGTTGCTTCTGGTCTTTCAGAGATGAGCATCAAGAACATCGAGCGCGACGCGACCGACCCGCGCGCCAGTACGCTGCTCAAAATCCAAGAAGCGCTAGAGGCGGCTGGAGTCGTCTTTCTCGATCCAGGCGTCCATCTCGACGGCGGCCACGGCCTCAGGCTGCGCCGCTAGCCCAACCCCTCAACGACATCGCTGCGCGTCTGGCCTCGTGCCAGCGTGCTTTGTCGCGTCTGCCAATGGAGGTGCTATGACCGCCCGACAATGGTTCGCCCTCATCTTCGGAGCTGGGCTTATATGCTTCGGCATGTGCATTTGGATAACGCATGCAAAGGCGGGGGAGTGTGGTATTGCGAGCTGGTACGGTCCAGAAAGCGGTCACCGAACGGCCAATGGTGAGCCGTTCCCCACCCGTGAGGCTACTGCAGCTCACCGCTCACTGCCGTTCAATTCCCGCGTGCAGGTAACGGATCAGCGCAGCGGTCGCTCTATCATCGTCCGCATCAATGATCGCGGGCCTGCGGCATGGACGCATCGGATCATTGATCTTTCGCCGGCAGCAAAGCGAGCACTCGGCATGAACGGGTTGGCCAGCGTCTGCCTTTCTCTAGCGCATTGACTCCCGCTCCGAAGTGCTCCTAAGTTCCACGTGGAACAAATGCGGAACAAAGATGAGCGTTTTCGAATACGGCGAGTTTCCATTTCATGTGGTCGAACTGCTTCCAGGCGGCAAAATCTATGACCACATAGCGGTGTGCAAGAACTTCACGGCGGCCCGAGCGGCATTCTTTGCGGTGCTCCCGGAGCGCAAAGGGCGTGATATCGTGTTGAAGCAGGGGATTCGATATATCCTTGAGGCAAAAGAGTTCGGCTATAGTGGGATCGATCCGCTCAGTGAGCCGAGGCGCAGGCCCTAAGCTGGTGCTGGTGGGGTAGGGGCTAGGCCTTGCGCCAGTGGATTGTCGACTGTTCGGGGTCGTGTGCGTTGGCCCATGACAGCGCCTCGTCCTCGGTGGCGAAGGCGAACTCAGAACGCGCATAAGCCATGACCGCCGCATCAACGTCCTCGACGGGAGGATAATGCGCCGCGCCGATCCACGTTTCGGCTTCTCCGTCGGTTGATACGATGGCAAACCAGCCGTTCTGATCGAACTTGCTAAAGCCGACCCATCTATTTCCCCCCATTATCTTCTCCTCATGTGCTTGCTTAAGCAGCAGCGGCGTGCGCTTTCCGCTTAAACCCGAAGTCGCGTCCCTTGATTTTGGCCATGCGCCCGTCAGGGTGGTGGAATACGATGCCTTCCAGGTCCTTCCCGTCGATATAGGTTCGGATGCCGTCGAAAGTGCGCTCTGGCCCTTCGCCCATCAACAGGCTATCCCCGTGATGGGCAACGAGCACATGAAATGCGGAATGCTCTGGATTCCCCTGCACCTTCGGTCCTACCAGCTCGTACGTCCCGTCCGGCATTGTCGGATCAAACGCTTCCAAATGCCAGCGGTCTTCCGGAGCATCGGTCACGGGCACCCAGCCAACCACCTTTCCGGTCGCGGCATCGCGGTCCGCGCTCTCGAAGCCTTCGGGCACGCGGTCCGCCAAGTCGCGCTCTGTAATCTCTCGGCGCTTGAAAAGCTTGCCTCCACGAATAAGGCAGCACGTGCCATCGATCTTTCTGGTGGCGATGCCTTCGCCATTGAAGACCCATGCGGCTTCGGGATTGATCTGATCGACAACGCGACTACGGTCGCCGTTCCAATCACGCTCGAAAATCGTCGGAATTTTCCTCAATTTCTCTCTCCTTGGAAGCCAATGGGGGCTAGCTCGGCCGGCGCCGGAATTCGCATGCGATCCTTCACCGGGATCATTGACGTCATGATCTCCAAAACGCGCTTCTCGAGATCGTCTTCCTCTGGCGGCGGTTCTTCCTCATCCTCGCAGCCAAATACCCATTCGCGCAGCGCGTAGGGGACAATTGCCCTAATGTCGGCCTCGGTCAGATAGGCTTCAGCTTCGAACGCCTCGACAGCTTCGTCGCCGATCCCAGGGTGCGCGTCGCAGAAGTCCTCGACCTTGTCGTCGAGGCATTCCCAGAAGTCTCCCATCAGAGAGTCGAAGAAAACGCTCTCCGGATACCACTCTCGCGCAATGCGGAGAGGTCTGAGCATTCGATGCAGGAGTTTCTCTGCCTCGAGACTACAACTCACCTCGTCGCGAAGCGCGAGTTTGTCTGGATTGCCGGTTTGAAGAATTGCGAGGCGAGTCCTCGTGTTGATGGCAAATCCGAGCTTGAAAGCCTGTTGGCCGGCCGAATGGATTTGGTAGAGCGAGCCGATGTCTTCTATGCGCTCACGACGCTTAGCCATTTCCAATCCTTGTATTTGTCGCCCGTTTGCCGGAGATGCGTATACCGCTTGAGCGAGGTCCAGCTTCGGTGTCCGCTGACAGGCGACACATGCGGGATATCCTTGCCCATCTCGAAAAGTCGGCTCACGCCGTCATGGCGCAGATCGTGGAAGTGCAGCCGCTCGTCGTCGGGCATTTCCGGGGTGTTGATCCCGAGCGTGTAGCAAGCCCGCGTAAAGGCAGCACCGATTGCATCCGAGGTGTAGGGGAATATCTCGTCGGCCGTCTTCGGCATCGACAAAGCGATAGCCAACGCCTCAGGCGGTAGATCACACCACACGTCATTGCCGATCTTCTGGCCGGGGTGCTTCATGTCCTCGATCAAGAGGCGCGAACCCTCGGCGTCGAGGTGTTCCCACTTGGCTCGTGTGATCTCGCTTTCGCGCCGCGTGGAGAAGATCGCAAAGGCGATGATCTTGTGCATGGGGGCCGATTCCGGAGCCCGTCCCTGCCTCTCGACAAAGAAGGCCATCAGCTTGTCGAGTTCCGCCAGTGTCGGACGCCTGTCTCGCTCCTGGCTCTTGGCTGTCACGCCCAGCCGGCGCAGCACCGCGTGCGCGTCCTGCACTGCCTGACGGTTGAGATCGTAGCCCCAAGCGGGCTTGGCGATCGCAAAGATTGCTGCAAGGTGGGACAGGTAATTCCCCACCGTCTGCGGCTGCATCGTCTTCGCCAGCTCCTGCGCGAACGACACGATGTGCTCGCTTCCGATCTCAGCCACGTCCATCTTCGCGATGGCATAGCGCTTGATCGAGCGAAGCACCTGCGCCTTGGTGCGGCCAATCTCCCTCAGACTCTCATCGACATAGCGGTCGATCACGTCGGCCAGCGTCACCTTTGCCTTGCGCTCAAGGGCGCCGGGCTGCGATAATGCTTCCTCGCGCTTCCGCATCCACGCCACTGCCGGCTGACGCCGGTCAAAGGTCTGCGTCTCACGATGGACAATTTGCCCACCCTTCTTGATGACGATCTGAGCCGAGTAGCCCACGGTTCCGTCCTTCCGCTTGCGCGGGATAATGCTGCCCATCGGTACGTCGCGGCCCCTCCAAAGTACGTCGCCAACGTACCGGAGTCGCCAAAACAAGCAATAATGAGCACAAATATAGAACAAACGAGCGGCGTTTGGAATGGCTGAGACGGCTGGAAATCGGGGAAAGTCGATTGTTTCCAATGCCCGTCGGTTCGCCATAGCCCCGATGATGGACTGGACGGACACACTGTAATCATTGATGTTTTCGGCGCGCGTCGCGACCATGACGTACCTATGAGGCTTTCAGTTGCGCAATTTCTTTCTGCGCAGCGGCCCGGCGACGATCAATGTAGTCAGCAAGGTCTTGCAAATGCACACCTTTTGCACCCTTCTGGCTTAGCTCGATACGGACCAGGGGCAGGTCGATTTCTCCCTCACCAATCTTGCGGGCCAGTTTGTCCGCCGACAGGTGAGAAAAATAATCCCGACACACCCATTCGATCGGGATCACCGCGGTGCCGTTGTACTGCGCCATCAGCAGAAATGCGGTGTTCATGGCGTCTGTCCTTTCACCACAACAATCCCCGATAGAGATGAGGGAGGGTCATGCTGAGCGCCTTCCAGCAACGAGATCAGCAATAAGCCGATCTGCTGCAGCGATAGTTAGGTCGGCATTCCCGTGCTCAGGCAGTTCGTATTCCTTGACGACCCCCGTAGCCGACTTGGGGTCGTCGGTCTCGATCCGAAGCGTCATGCGGTCAGGGTAGTGATGAAAATCCCACCAATAAGACGGCGCGCGATATCGTTTCATCACCGTTCCCCACCGGATGGGGATTGAGGACGGGCGGCGAGCATGGCGCGGTAGCGGATAGTGGCCTTGTATTCGGGTGTCACTGGAACGCCGCGCTCGTGGCCCTTGTAGTTGAGCTTCGTCTCCGCTGGCAGCGATTTGATGTGGTTGCCGAGTGCGTGATAGCTCGCTGTAAGCATCGCTTCGGTGGGCTCTTTCGGGGCTATGACGAATCCGGCAGCGTCGAGAGCGGCGATGGCAGCGCGTCCGCAGTGCAACCGTCCGTCAACCCAATCCGGGTCTTTGTCGTCAATCGACCAGGGCGATGGCTCGCCCATCTGAGCGGCCTCTTCCCTGTCATAGGCCCTCGCGATAATCTCCTCTACCGTGGGTGTCATTTGTCGGCACCTGTAAGGGAGAGCTTGGCGAGGAGGAAGGCTTGGCAAAGCGCTAGCGCTGCCGTGCGCCCGTGGCAGTATTCTTCCGGCCCGTAGGTTTCGGAGCCCGTGACTGGCTTGTAATAGGCGACGTGCGCCATCCAGCCGACGGTCACGCTGTTGTCAGGCCGGGCACGCGGATCATAGTCGCTGTCATCCGGCGACGACTGGTCGGGGAAAAGCTGACCGCCAGCAAAGAAACCGCAGATGACCTTGCGGCCCCACTCGTATTTGTCCTCGTGGATCAGCGTCACGATGGCATCGATGCTGCCCGTCAACTCCGGCACTTCTCGCTTGTACCAAGGGTCCGGCGCATGCCAGTAGACTGGCTCATCGCCAATGCATAGCGCTCCGAGATACGGAAGGCCACGCTGCGCCCACTTGAAGTTCGCGGCCATAATATCGGCGTCGATTTCCCGGTCAGGCGCTTTTGCCGCCTTCACCCTCTCCAGCAGAGCTTCGATTTCACCCCTTTGCATCAATGGACTCCTTGGTGAGAGCGCGGGCCGTGCGGAACAGGTGAATTTTGGCGATTGCGTAGCTCGTACCGGCGTTCGATAGTCTCGGCTGTTCTTCCGCCCGTTTGGCGCGTCCGTATTCGACATCGGCCCGCTCGAAAGAACGGATGCGTTTCCGCAGTTCGGCGATCACTGCATCCTTGTCGGCGTTTTCTTTCTCTAGGCGAGATAGGGCGGAGGCGGCTTCGTCCACAAGTCTGCGACGCGGACGGGTAGCACGGGGATCATAAACCTTGCCGCCAATTGTCGGATGCGCTTCACGCTGAAGCCGCTCGATCAGGTCTTTGATGTCAGGCATTGGGCTTCTCCTGGATCCTTGGCGGATTGACCTCAGCGAGATATGCCTTGTTGGTGATTAGGCGGCGGTACTCCAGACGCGATCCTTGGTCCACACCTAGTTGCCATGCTCGGTGAAGCGAATGTCGGCCGGCGACGATTAGGAACGCCTCGTAGAAACGCTGGTACCAACGCGGCCACCCGCGCCGATTACGAAAAATGGTCCAGTTGCGATTGTCGTCGCCCATCACACCTTCTCCTGTGCTAGGGCTCGGATGAGCGACGGGAGAGCACGCATGCGGCCTTCCATGTAAGCCGCAGCGTTCAGAGCGGTGAAACCCTTGAACGCTCTGGTGCCGTCCTCTGCGGCTTCCTGCGCCACCTTTGCCGCTTCTTCCAGAGCTTGGAGACGCGCGGAGGCGAGGGCCGAAATGGCATCGTCAAGGACTGATTGGCCGTATCCGCCGGCGGGCAACGAAGCCTGCACGGCACGCATCCGCTCCACCAGTTCATTCCCTGCTGGTGCGGCGCGGAGGGCTCTGGGATTGCTGCGCGCCGCTTCGCGTTCGGCATTCCGCTTGAGAATGCCTTCAAGATATTCGTCAGTCATGGCATCCCTCGGCTATCTCTTTGAGGCGTTCGGTGGGGATCATGGGGAGGGCTCCGCAGTCCATTTGGGCTTGAAAAGCTTGCCGTCCGGCTCGGTATCGACAGATAGAAAATCGCCGTTCTTGGCCTTCTCGATTGCCTCTCGTGGCGTGCGAGCGAAGACCTTCATCGTCGCCGCCGTGCGGTGATAGCCATGCACCGTAAACATTCGAGGGAAGAACTGAATTTCCTCGTACGGATTGCTGCCCATTTATTCCCCTCCCTTGTGGGTGGGGGCGGGCTCGGCTGCGTTCAAAGCAACACGCATGAAATTGACGACTGTCACCATGTCGCAATCGTTGGGGTTCCACGTCCGAGGCCGCATACGCATCATCAGCCGAGTGAAACCAGGTATGCGACGTTGGCTCGGTCCGCCGAACAGTTCGTAAAACTCGAATGTTGATGCGGGTATGCCACCATGGGCTAGCGTCAGATTGCTCTCATAGTAGAACTCGTTCGGCTCCGATTGCGGATAGCCGGGGGGCAATAGGGCCAGTAGGGTAGTGGTTGGGCGGTTCCAATCTTCAGGGTTGAAAAGTTTAGCAGCAGGGACCGAAAGGGCCGCAAAGCCGCCAGAATACGCGGCAAGGATGGCGTCGGGCCACTTCGCCCTCACCTTGTCGAAGTGTCGCGATAGGATGCTATCGGGTAGAGCGGTTGAGGCTCTCATTTGACGCCCTCCAGCTTGTCGGCTACATCGCGCATGACATCGCGAGCGCAATCTAACGTGTGCAGCGCGTCGCCGAGTTCTTCTTCGGCCACTAGATGAGTCGCGTTAAACCGAAGCGTCTCGATAGCATCCGAGATTGCCGTCGCCCCACTGGTGGAGGAGAGGGCGGCAATCCGCAGCAGATCGGTATAGGAAATGCGAGACCATTTGCTCGTCAGCGGGACACGCGCATCATGCCCGGCGTCTTCACGCCTAGCGATCTCATTTCGCGCCTCCTCTGGAGTGGGGCCAATCACCTCCGCCCTTGGCTGGGATAAGGGTGGGGAGGCGAGGGCTGCCAGATCGAACTCGTGCGGCCGAAGCTGGACGTATTTCTTGCCGGCTTCCCAACCCGCGTCATAGATCGCCTTGTCGTGCGCTTCGACTTCCTCGCTCCCCCGCTCAGGCGGTAATGGTTTGAGGTAGAGGGGTTCGATCACATGGCGACGCTTGGCGGGAACTGTCTTGTTTTCTGCATACAATGCATCAGCTGCTGATTGGCTATATGCGTGCTTCCACGCGCCTTTCCCGTGCAGCAGGTAGCGCCACTCCACCGGCTCTGCGCCCACTTCCGGTTTGAGGTAGAGGGCAGACCTGATGCGAGCATAATCAGCCTGCGCAACCGCCTTGGCGCCTTCCAGTGTTGACTTCCATCCCGGAAATGCAGTGCCATTTTTGCAGGTCGTAAACACGATTTCGGAGAGCCGATGTACCGTGTACAAATCGCCCGCCGCAGAGCGTGCCTCGCCATGCTGCCAGTCCAATTCTGTCGGCAGCGCCTTGACGCCCACTTCACCCTTATCAGGGACCAGATGGGGAAGGGCGGCTTCGATTGCGGTTTTTACGATTGCCTTGGTTGACTCGGCGGGCGGGAGAGTTTCGTTGTTGAACATCTTCGCGACCGCTCGTGCTGCAGCCTCAACCGCTTCGTCCATCGTCACCTTATTCATTTCGTCTCTCCTGATTGGAGGGCCTTGCGGCCGGCGGTGGAACATTCCCAATGATAGCCGTTGGAGTTCAGGTACTCAGTTAGGAGACCGCGGCGCACCAAACTTTTCACAGTGCGGATGTTGACACCGATCACGGCCCAAAAGTCCCTAGAGACGAGCCGATCTGAAGCCTCGCGAAGCGCGTACGCTTGGTCTTCGCTCAGGCGAACCGCCCCATCCTTGCTATTCATCGGTCGGACCGCTTCATCGGGGATGGGGGTCATGGGGATGCTCCCACATTCGACGCCATATTTTCGGGCGAGAAGTTGGCGACGAACGAAGGGTAGTAGTCATCGTTATTGTCGGTGCCGACTACCAACACGACCTTGGCTGTTTGGGTGTCGATCAGCTCCAGCAGATCGCATGAATTGTAACCGTTTCGCTCACGGATGACGGCGAGAACCTGAATGGCCGGGAAGACGTTCACCGGCTTCTTGCGCGACCGCACTATCTCCCGCATGCTACTGCGGTAGCCGTCGCTCGGGTCTTCGACGACGCACCATACGGTGCCATCAAGTCGGAACCGGCAGGTGTTGGCATCTTCGTTGTAGTCGGCGCCTTCATAGGCTGGGAGGCTGACGTTCTCGAAGTCAACGGCGTCGAGCAAGTGAAGGCCGATCAGGTCTTTCAATTGCGTGCTCATCTGGTTTCCTCTTCGAACTGGCCAATGTGTTTGTGATGGGGAGTCGTTGCGCGGTGTTGAGGTTTTGGCGGCGGGAATCCGCGGCTTTGGAATGACGAGCTGCGACCGGTTTCCGGTCGCCAGCCAGCGGTCACGAGACGGTCGCGCTTGGCCTTTGATTTTGCGTCCGCTGCGTCTTTTTCCTGCTTGCAGCTCTCGTGCGACGGCCACAGATCGGCGTCGTCATCAGAGCCGCCTTGAGCCAAGGATTCGGGATGCTCGATAAACCACTTTTGGCCCTGACGGATTTGCTGACGGCAGTTGAAGCAGATGCCGTTGCGAGCGAGGAAGATGCGAGCCGCACGGGCCTTCGTCATCTTCCGTCGCGGCGTATGGGCGATGAACTCAACGGGCATGGTAGCGATTGCCCCCGTCTGTCACCTCAACGACCGCTCGCTTTTTCTTCACGAGGGCATCGAGAACATCAGTCATCAATTGATGCGCGTGGGGCCGCAAATCGTCATGGCCGATCAGAACTGACCCCTCACGACAGAGGATCAGATAGGCGCCTTCCTCAAGTTCTGAGAGCTTGCGCATTATGCCGCCCTCGCAGCGTGCTTTTCGACGGTGCCAGGCGCAGTGCCGAGCAGCGCGTCGATGAACTCCAGTACATCGCTCTTGCTTTGCTGGAACTCGCCATTGCCGGGCATTGCGGCGTGCGATTGGCTTTTGGCCGTCCAGATGCGGACAACACGCCCGCGCGTTTCGATGATGGCGTAGGTATCGAGCGGTCGTATCGTCGCGGCAAGCCGGAGCGCCTCGGCATCGCTGCCGCAAACATGCTCGCGTTCGTCTCGGTATCCCTTGCGGATCAGCGCCTTTTTGCGAAGGTGTTCGGAGGTCGGGTAAATCTCGCGCAATTCGTCGGGAAGATTTTCGACGGCGTCGGCAATGGTCGCGAAATAGTGGTTGTGGCTGACCTTTGACCGCCCGCCTACCGGCTCCATAAGGTAGGCCTGACCGACAACGAATTGCTCATCAGCTTTGCGGGCAAAGAACGATCCGTCAGGCACCATTGCCTCGCCAGACCAGCGGAATTTTACGGGAGCGGTACTCATCACGCACCTGTCCCGCGACCGAGATATTCTCGGCGCTCTGGCAGAAATCGCTCAAGCAAGTTGACGCGCTCGACCTTATTGAGCCGCTTGTTGGTTTCTATGGTATGCTGGACGCGGCTCAGTTCTTCCAAGCCGTTCGTGTCGGCGATCCGGCGCTTGAACATGTCGTATGGCGACTGCGACATTCGATTGATCCAGCCGGGCTTGTTAGGCGCCGGCCGGTCCCATTTATGCGGCGGCAGCCGCTCGGAATTGGTTTCGTGTGTTGTAGAGGGTCGATAGTGACGCGAGCTTTTCAGCCAGTTCGGCGAGGAAGTTGACAACCTCGCGCTCAAGCTCGTGGATGTGCTGGTCGTCTCGGGAGACGCGCTTGACGAACAGCCGCATTTCCTCCGGCATCCGAGGATCGAAAGACGCGAAATCGCACCAGGCGCGGCCCGTGCACGCCATCTGCCATTGCATCTGCGTCAGATATTTCGACGGGACAGTGCCGCTGAGCAGCGTGTCGATATGAGTTGCGGTGTTGGGGCACTTGATTTCTATCAGCCCGTCTTCCCCGACAAGGCCGTCAGGGCTCGCGCCAGACTCGGCGATCGACGGATGAGGCACAAAACCGACCTGCAGCACCGAGACGTCGCGGCGGAACTCGTATGCGGCCCGCGCTTCGGGCTCCGTCTCGGTGCCATGCACCATTGCGGCGTTCGTGAAGCTCTCGGCAACGTCGCCGGTCAGGCGCTCCGCCACAAGCTGCGCGAGATAGTTGGCGCGCGAGGCGCTTGGGCCGCTTTTGGTCTTGGCGATGATATCTGCGACACGCGAGGCCGTGACCTTGCCGCAGCGCTCAGCGAACCATTCCGTGGATCCCTGTTCGGTCATTTCTGCGCCCTCTTGGAGTTGAGGGAAGCAATTGCACGGTCGTATTGCGCCGCTGGCAGATCGGGCAGGGCGTCGATTTTGAAGTAGGCGCAGAAGCGGGCCACATCCGACTTGGTTTCCTCGATCAGCGCCCGCAATGCGGTGAGTTGCGCTTCGGAAATCGTCTCAGCCATCCCGGCCGCTTTGCCGTCGTCGTCCTCACCGCGCGTGGTGATGTTGAGGAGGGCCATGGCAGTGTAGCGCTTGCCGTAGCTCGTGCTCGATCCGATCGCCTGCACGTTGTTTTTGCTGCCGGTCGAATCCATCGGCAGGCTCAGCGTCGTCTCATCGAAGTGGCCTTCGCGATGAGAAAGGACGCCGGTCACCTCAACACGGTCGGCCTCTTTCTTGACCCGGAACGACAGCGCGAACCCGTACTCGGCAAGCAACGGACGGATTGCTTCGTTGATATCCTCCCAAAGCGCGTAGGGAGTGTCGTGTCCCGTTTTGCCGTCCTTCGCCGGGACGCTGATCATGCCACGACGCCCAATCACGGGTAGGCTGGGCTGCATTTCAGCGAGGGCGGCGGCGAATGCGCTGCGCGCCTGGCGCTCCGTCAGCCGCTCGTGCATCTGCATAAGCCGCTCCATCTTGTCGATATCGACGGTAGGGTCGGACGCAGCCCGGCTGATGACTTGGAGCAGGGTGGTGCTGTCGTTGAGAATGACGATATCGCCCTCGGAATTACGCTCGGCTACGGCTTGTGCGTTCATGGCGATTTGCTCCAATCTTCGGCCATGCGAAGCGCTTGCTCGCGGCCTTCGGGTGATGAGTTGAACAGGGCGACGAGCGAGCCATCTTCGATGCGTTCGAGCGTCAGCTGCGGGCGATCAATGACGATCTCAACGCTCTGCGGCGTGGATACTGCCCTCATTGCGGAGGGAGGGGATTCGATAGTATCGAGGGTCATTTCGACCTCTCGGCAAGCATGGCATCTGCGACGGCATAGGCCGACTGAGCCCACGCCTTGATCTTGTCGGCTCCGGTCGTGAAGTCCGACCAATCGCGAAGCGGGAGGGAGGCTAAGGTTTGGCCCGCGAACCAGTCGCGCAGCGTCATGCCATAGAAACCGGGGTAAGCATCACCTGACGGTCCGATGGCTACGAATGTCGGGAACGCCGGCTCCATGCCAGCCTGCGCATCTTCGGTACTCATAGCCCAAAACCTCCGAAGAACCACGGAACGACAGAGACAGAAGCAGCTACGAGAGCGAGAAGGGTAAAGACGGGGGTCATTCTTGTTCTGCCTTGAACTCGGATGACGACCAATCCTTCAGGGCGTCGTCATAGCTGGTGAAGGGATGGCCGTGGGTGCCGCATGCTAGGCAGGCGATCTGCACGTCCTCCCAATTCGACTTACCCGGCTTTGGGTCGGGAAACGCCCAATTGAGCGCCATTTCGTCCTTGCAGCCGCATACGGGACAAGGCTCGGTAATCGCGGGCGCGCTGAACGGGCTCATGCTGCAGCCTCTTCACGTTCTGCCGGCGCTTCGATCTTCTCGATGCGATAGCCGAGGGAGGCGGCAAGCTTGCGGAATTGATCGTCGCCGGCCCTTTCCTTGAATGACGTGACGTGGCTGGACGCTCTGCCGACCCCGAGGTAGTAGGCCGCCGTCAGGCTGTCGGCGCACAGCCTTGCGTGCGTCATTGCGTCGAGTAGATTTGGTGTGCGGCTCATTCGTGTATCCCCATGGTTGCCCGGGTATCGGGAGGGCTTAGGCGGCGGTTTCGGGGAGACCGTCGAGCATGTTCAGCACCATGGCGCGGGCCTGCGTGGCGTCGAGGAGGTTGGTGCCGCTCGGTTCGCGTTTGTATTCGTGCTGAGTGCCGGCGTTGCCGGTTGGCTCGAACTTGACGCCGCCATCCGGATGGAAATCGTAGGGCAGCTTCCACGAGAGGAAGCGGTTCACCATGTAATCGATCTGTGCTTCGGTAAGCATCCTCGTGCTCCTTTGGGTTTGCTATCGGGGGAAGGGGTTAGCCTTCGAAGCCCATTTGCAGCTTGCCGCCGCAGTCGGTCCCCTTGCAGACTGTAAATTTGGTGTGATCGACGCAGGCGCGATTGGTGTAAGGATCGCGGCCTCGGTGGATCACCTCTTTGACGGTGAACCCGTCCTTCGGGTCAGCGGAGCCGCAATAGTTGCACTTCGGGTGATCCGACTTGTCGGTGCGGTCATAGTGTCCCATCGTCTTCCTCTTTCCTTGTGCGGGGGTTAGGCGCTCGCCGGAACGTCGACGTATTCGCTCTTTGGCGTGTAGGGAAACGTCACCGGGACGCGGCTGTCGTAGCTGGTGAAGCAGACGCCGTTGGGTTCACGAAAGATGCGACCATTGATGTCGTAGGCCTCGCCATTTTTCTTGAAAACGTGCGAGCAACGCTTATTCTGAAGCGTGCCTTCGCCGCCGATTTCGGTCCACTCGTCGTCATCGCCGGTAAGCGGAGTCAGCGGCTCGAAACGGGCGACCTTCTCGAACATCGAGATTGCCATTCCAGCACTGAAGCCTGAGTGACCCTCGTCGGCGAATTGCTCGACCATCTTCATGACGGCATCGCCCAGCATCCCGCCATAACTGCTGTCCTTGTCGAACATCCCAGCTTTTGTCAGTTCGAAGCGCGCGTGTTCGGTCAAATTGCTCATGTGCGTATTCCTTTTTCCCGGCTATGCCTGAGCGGATGTGCGGTTGAGTGGTGTGATCGGCGGCAATGCGGCGCGAAACTCGCGCTCAAGCCGCTTGCCGAAGTTTTCGCGGAGGTAGTAGGGGAGTGTGTCGATGCCCGGCACGTCCTCAAGCGCGTATTGAGCCATGACGTATTCGCCGAAGGTTTTGGCACCGACCACGGCAGCAGTGAGCCGCGTTGCTTCCTCGCGGAACATCGGCGACACGCCAGCGAGATAGCGCGCAATCCGATCATCTGTGGCGAAGTTAGCAGTCATGGCTGCTCAGCCAGACGCTTGACGGCCTTCAGCTTGAAAACGGTGTCCACCGTGTCGCCAAAAGCCGATGTGTAGTGCTCCTCGTACGAGAGCGCGGCGAGGTCTTTCACCTCGGCGATTGCCTGCGATGACGTGACGGGCGTTTTGAACGTCGCCCTGACCAAAATGTAATGAACCTTGGATTTCATCTCGTCGGCCCCAGTTCGATTTGCTGAGGACGACAATACACCATGTATCGGACTTGGCAATACGAAATGTATCGCAGTGATGCAAAAAAAATCACATAGGCTCGAATTTGCCGATCACGACGCCTTCGATTCGAACGACTTCATCGGAATCCGAGCTATCCAACATCACGGGTTCTTGATAGCGGGGATCGTCGGAGCAAGGCATCAGGAAGGAACCTTTGCGCGAATAACGCAGCTCCTTGATCGTGTGTTCGACGAGGCCGGAGCGCTCGCGCACGACATGGACTAGCTGGCCGTGTTGAGGGCCACCAGGGTAACGGTCATAGCGCGCACAGATTGCGAAAGCCCCATCCGCTATACGTAAATTAACGCTTGGCCCCTCAACCTTAAGACAGTATTGCGCGCTCGCCGGAATATCGGGGCGAGGCACCGCAGGCACCAGAATCTCCATATCTTCTAGCGCGTTCCCTTCCCGGAATACGCCCGCCGAGACAGTGCCAACTAGTGGCACTTTTATGACGTGGTTAACGACTTCTACGGTCGCCTCCCCGTTTTCACCCGCCAAGATCATCTGGGGTTTCACGCCATAGGCGAGAGCATAGCGCTGCGCTGCGCCGTAGGGAATGTTCCGCGTGCCGTTTTCGTGGCTCCGGTAGGTGACCTCGTTCCAACCGAAGGCGTCGGCCGCGTCTTTCGCCGTCTCGAAACCCTTTGCTTCTCTTAGCCTTTTGAGGCGGTCGCCCGCTGTCCGGTTCATGGCGACACAAATCGCACGCTATACGATACATTGGGTATTGCGTGGTCCCGATACTTTCTGTATCGTAAACGCCATGCTGACCAAACCCCAGACATTCGACGAACTGCTGGCGCTCTGGGCGACGCCCAAGGCGCTGAGTGAGGAGGCCGGGCTTCCATACGTCTCCGCGCAGATGATGAAGCACCGCAAATCGATTGGCTCAGCGCATTGGCAGTCCTTGATCGACTGCCTTGCCGGGAAGGGGATTGAACTCACGCTCGAGGACTTCGCCAGGATGCAAATCCGTCGGCAGTCCGAGCGCCGCCAGCGGGTGGCAGCGTGAACAAGCTGAGGAATGTCTATTTCGCCCGCTGCTTGACGCCATTCGGAACTCCGCTGGGAGCGATCAAGATTGGCTGCTCGTACGGCCACGAGCTGCGGCTGAAGAACATAGCATCTAACCAACCGTACAGCCTGGAGCTTATCGGCGTGGTTCCGGGCCAGATGATCACCGAGGCCATGTGCCACATTTACCTTAAGCGTCACCGGATTGCTGGAGAGTTTTTCTATGAAAACCCGGTAGTGATGTCGTTCGTGGATAGCGCCGTCGAGCGCGGGCGTGCTTTCTTTTTTATCGACGAGGCGGGCACTTCCGACTACTTGCCGAGCCCCGCGCTTGAGGCGTTTATGAATTATCACGGGATCACCGTTGATGATGTATGCGCCTTTCTAGAGCGCGATCCGGCGGCTTACCGTGGGAAGCTTAATGAGCTTAAAAATCGGCGGTTTATAGCCGCTGCGCTGATCGTCGCACAGAGAGCCGACGGGCCCGGCGGCCGGTTCGTTTCTTGGCCGAATGACTGCGTCCTTGGGCTGATCGGCCAGCAACACCGCAACGTGAAGCAGCTGCCGGCGCCTTCGATGAAGGAGGCAGCATGACCCGCGCTCTCGGCTACCTCATTGCGGCTGCGTTTGCTGGCGTCTTCATTGTCGGCGTCGCCTATTTCACTGCCAACATGGTTTCGATGGCCTTGCTATCTCAGGCGCTCGGCAAATGAGCGCGTTCCGGGTTGGGCAGAAGGTCGTGTGCGTGGATGCGTCCGCGAACCCTATGATCACGAACCGTCCGCCCTTCACAGAAGGTGCGGTTTACTCGGTCGCGGCAGTTTACACCTCTCTGCTCGGCAACCTCATACTCGACATTGCCGACGTAGCAAAAGGCGGCGGCTGGTATGCGCGCCGGTTCAGGCCGGTTGCCTACCGACCACAATCCCTCGAGCACGACGTAGAGGCCTTCCGCAAGATAGCTGCTCATCTCCCGGCTCCCGAAAAGGAGTCGGCGGAATGATTGTCATTGGCGGCAAAGCGTGGACGCACCCCGAGCGCGGGGGCAGCGCTCGCTGTTGGACGGATGCGTCCGCGTTTCACCGTCGGCGGTCGGACAATCCACTGATCGCCGCTTCTCGATTTCTTCCTTCCCGGCGCCGCGTCGTTGTTGACGCTTCCACGCGGCAGTTGACCTCCCTCAACGCCGGGCAACTCGGCGTCGGCTTCGGCCGGCGTCGTTTTCTCTCCCTCGGGCGCGCCATTTCCGGCTGCTGCCAGCGTCTTTCCCATGTCGCGCATCATGTCCTGCAAGACTCGTCCGATGCTCGTCATTTCGTTCCGTCGTTCGCCGCTCATGTGTGCCGTCCTTTCGAGGAACACCATGGAGCAAAACATGTCGGAAGTGCCCAAAGTCTCGTCGGAGTTTTCCAAAATGTCGACTGCTGAGTTCGCGCAATTCGCGATGCAGAACCGTCTCGCGCCGCGCTCGATGGGGCCAGTGCTCAAGGTGCGACTTCCGCACGCCGTACGAGCGCTTGCGAAGCGCAATTGGACGGCCAACAGGGTGCGCGACACTTGGTATCGAGACGCGAGGGCTTCCGAACCGACATGGGACGAAATCAGGGATTTGGAGGAGCTGACAGGGCTCCAATACGCGCGGCGGGAGCTCCATGAAGTCGACAACCTCATTCACAACGCGGATCGCCTCCTTAACGGCACCGATCCGGATTTTCACCGCCCGTTTGTTGCTGCGCTCCGCGCGCTCTTTGGCGCTCCGGATCGCTCCCGAACTGGCGACTGAACCTCAACCCTCCGACGACTAGGGGCAGATCATGGGGCTTCTACAGCGCATTTTCGGCAAAGAGCGCCGGGTGTTCAGCACCCGCGCTTCATCGCGAGAACAGGCCAAGGCGCTTCGGACGAAAGACGAAACGACAGCCGCTCTCCGAAGCTACGTGGCGAAGCGCAAAACCGCTGAGCTTATGCAGGCGAGGGGGCGGGGGTTGCTGACCAAGCACGCGGTCAGGCTGGGCTCGTCAAATCCGGATCGTCTCGCTTGGGCGAAGATCAATTTGTCTGGCGGTCCGCCGCATGATCCGCCAATCCCTCCCCACCAAGCGCGATAGAGCGGAGTCCCAGTAATGGCTGATTGCGTTTTGGGTGTGGACCCAGGCCTGTCTGGTGCGATCTCGTTCTACTTCCCGAACGAGCCTGGGTTGATCACTGCCGAGGACGTTCCGGTTGCCGGCGGCGAGATCGATGTCGCGACGCTGGCGCGTCGTCTTGAGCAAATGCGGCCGACCGTCGCCATTGTCGAGCGGGTCGGAGCGATGCCGAAGCAGGGCGTCGCTTCGACCTTCAAGTTCGGCATGGCCTTCGGAATGGTGCGCGGCGTCATCGCCTCCTGCGGCGTTCCTATGCATCTCGTCACGCCGGCCGTGTGGAAGAAACACTATCGCCTCGACAGCGACAAGGAAAAGGCCCGCGCGCTGGCGCTGAGGCTCTGGCCGTCGTCGGAGGCGTTCGGTCGCAAGAAAGACCACGGCAGGGCTGAGGCGGCGCTGATCGCGCGCTACGGCGCCGAAATGATCGTGAGAGCGAAATGACTCTGCCCTGGACAGATGAGCGCATCGAGACCTTGAAGCTCCGATGGCGCGAAGGTTTCAGCGCGTCCGAAATCGCTGCGGAGCTTGGCGGCTCGTCCCGCAATGCTGTGATCAGCAAAGTGCATCGGCTGAATCTACCCCGTCTGGCTCACAATCTCGAGCGCAAACGGCTCGTCGCTGCCGATCGTAAGAAGCCAGCGGTCAGCCGCATAGCGAAACACAAGCGCCGTCCGATTGGACCGCCGGCCGATCTGCCAATCCCGCCAGTTCCGTCGGTAGGGCTTCTCTCGCTGCTGCAGTTGACCGAGCACACCTGCAAGTGGCCGATCGGTGATCCGAAGCTGGCCGGTTTTGGCTTCTGTGGGTCGGTGTCAGTTCCCGGCAAGCCGTATTGCGCTGACCATTGCAGTCAAGCGTATTCGCGAGTTTCCACGGTCGTCGGCCATATCGGGGAAAACTCACTTTCTGCGGGTCATTTCCAGCGAACCACCGCATCGTCGCTTCATGTGCAGAAGGGAACGCAAGGTGCCTAGAAGAGCGGCGAAAGCGAGCTTGGACATTCTGGAAGCCGGCATCGATGTCACCTCGATGGTCGGCGCTCAGCCGCTAGCCGAAGAGCGCTATCGCGAAGCGTTCGCAGTCGCGACCAGCAATCCAACTGTACCGAATTTCAGGGCGTGTGTCGTCGCTTACGACGACCTGATCCGAATTATTGAAGGGGCAACTTATGGCACGAATCCGGAGCATCAAACCCGAGTTCTGGACTGATAGCAAAACCGGGATTTTGTCCGAGTTTTCTAAATGTCTTTTTCTCGGGCTCTTGTCTCAAGCTGACGATTTCGGGGTGGTGGAGTGGCGCCCGATCGAATGGCGCGCGAAGATATTCCCGTACCACTCCGACACTACTACCGGAACGGTTCAAGCTGCCTTGGTGGACGAGTTATTGCCAGCGGCGCTCCTTCAAATTTTCTATCGGCAAGACGAGGATGGTCTGACCAAGCAGTACGCATTCATCAGAAATTTCGGCAAGCATCAGGTTATCAACAAGCCCAGCCTTCCGCTGCTGTTTGGCTGGAAAAAGAACGACACACCAAGGAGTTACGCAAATAGGAATGGAGATGATTTTGACGAAATCGGCGTTGCTTCCGACGGGATAACCCCAACTCCCCCTGAGGGCTCCCGGAGCACTACGGTAGTACTACCCTCTGGAGAGGAAAGGAAAGGAGAGGAAAGGAACAGTTCCGAAACTAACGTTTCGGGCGCCGAGGCGCCGGCAAGCAACGTTCATCCGATCGACGCGAAGACGGCGCTGTTTCGCGAAGGACTGACGGTCCTGTCGGAAATCACGGGCCGCAATGTCGGTAGCCTGCGATCCGAGGTCGGCAGATGGTAAGCTGACTGGCGATGATTACGCCACAGTGCTGGCTAGCATCAGGCGCGCTCGAGACCAGGGCGTGATCGGCCCTATCGCGTGGATCGAAGCTTCGCTCAAGCCGAAAGATCCTGACGCCGCCATCTACCGCGGGGTGCTGTGATGGCCGACATTATCGAAATCAAACGGCTCTTGGCAGCATCGGCGCAAACGGTTGCCGAAATGCTTCTACCCGGCGGCCGGCGAGAGCAGCAGGAATGGCGAGCTGGGTCGACTGCCGGCGAAAAGGGACAATCGCTTGGCGTACACCTATCTGGACCGAAAGCGGGAATTTGGCAGGACTTCGCGACTGGCGAGGGCGGCGACCTGATCGACCTATGGTCCGTGTGCCGTGGCGTTCCCCTGGCGCAGGCCTTGGAACAGGCTCGTTCGTGGCTCGGCATTGAGCGTCCACAGGCGTATCGCCAGGACGAGCGCCAGACGTACACGAGGCCGCCGAAGCCGAATTGCACTGCTCCTGTCGGCCGCGTGATGGACTACCTGACGCAAGACAGAAACATCCCTGCTGAGATTATCGCTCGGTACAAAATCGCGGCGTTCGGCGATCAGATCATTTTCCCGTACCTTCTACCCGACGGGACGCTGGCGCTAGCCAAGGCACGCAAGGCCGAGGCAGGCGCGTCACCGAAGCCGACCGCGGCGAATTGCGAGCCGATCCTGTTCGGCTGGCAGGCGGTGCCTGACGATGCGCGGGAGGTCGTAATTACTGAAGGCGAAATCGACGCGCTCTCGTGGGCCGCTTATGGCCGGGTGGCGATGTCGGTCCCGTTTGGGGGCGGTTCAGGCGGGAAACAAAACTGGATCGA